GTAGATAAGCCTACATTCATAGATTCGAAAGATACATTTCAAGAAGTTGTAAACGGATATTCCACAGGGTATCTAGTAGCACATAATCACTTCTACGATATGCGTGTTTTAGAAAGACACGGCATTGATACATCAAAGCATAACTGGATTTGCACATGGAGAATGGCTAAAAAGCTATTCAGCGATAATCCGGAGATTGCAGAAACAAATCTCCCATATCTTCGTTTCGCATTAGAACTCGATGTTCCTATCGAAATGCGTTGCCATCGCGCCGGCAATGATTCCTATATGACGGCAAAGCTCTTAGAAGTATTTGTTACTTTCATGGAGCAAATGGATATTATCGATAGGGATCAGCCTTATGGTCCGCAGATTATGGCCTGGGCCTCTGCACCTATTATCTACGAACGCATGCCGTTCGGTAAGCACAAGGGCGAGCTAATGACTGACATTCCGCACGGTTACTGGGAATGGGGTATGAAGAACACAGATTGGTTTAACGAAGAAGCCGATAACTATGATCCCGATTTCGCTGCAAGTGTACACAAGGCACTCGGTATTGACTGATGTTTGGAATTGAAAAACCCACTGGTGAGATAATGTGTCATGCTATCTCAGATGCCGATAGCACCAGATTTCATTCATTTGTTGCGTGGAAACAATTACACGAATCTGTGGGTTTTACACATACTGGTAGAGCATATTCTCCATTTATAGCAGAGCACCAGTTGCTTGCAGAAGTAAGAATGCGTAAACTAAATATAATCTATAAAGGTGCCCTAAAGGTTAGGGAATTTACCGAAGAAGAAATATACGATATTACCATTCTAAAACTTAAAAATGTACGGGATCAAACGACATGATGCTATAATGTGCCGAGTTGGAGATAAATTCCAATTCCGCAGGCGCGAGCGTGTTCGTAGTCCCATAATGGTAGAATCAGCTACAGAAATAGATAATCTGCTACAGCAATGTATGGTAGCATTTGGATTGTATGATTTGGTTGTATTTGAATTTACAAAAGAACAAGAAGCCGAATTTCTTATAAGGAAACTACAGGGTCATTGACCGTTATTATTACGGGCACCATCCATAGTTTGTGATGCAATCATTCTTGTTGCATTAGGTTCGTATCGCTGAACCTTGTGGTTGTATGGCAATCCAGCTGCTGCTAGTGCATAATTAAGACCGCGGTATCCCGGTGATTGTAGCTTACCTTCTTTGGGTGCATTGGTAAACTCTGGTTGTGGCTTGGTAACTGGTTTTGTAAACACAGGAACTACTTCTTCGCTAAACCATTGTTTAAAGTGCTCTTCATAATATTCTTTATTCAGGTTTTTGTATTTCACATCTTCCGGATTATAGAATTTGTCGGCTTCTTGACTTGCTTCTTTGTAAAAGCGAGCAACAACATCGGTAGCACTTTCATTAATAATGTCTTTGAGTTTCATAGCACTATTTATCAACAATGATTAGATATGATATAAAAATCCCCCGTGATCCGCACTGGGACGGTTTGTGGGAAGAAATTGAAAAGAATGAAAAAGTAACATTCCCGTATGATATAGATGCCTACCTAAAGAAATATAAAGGTAAGGTATATATGGATCCGGGGTTCAAAGAACTCACTGTTATAAAAGGCATAGAGTTCAGAACCGAAGAAGATTTAACATATTTCAAATTAAAATTTAACTAAGGAAAGCAAATGAGAAACGCACTGATTCCGATCGTAGTAGAACAAACCGCACGCGGAGAACGCTCGTACGATCTATATTCACGCATGATGAAAGAACGAGTTGTGTTCTTCACCGGCGAAGTTGAAACCAATATGTGTAATGTGATGATTGCACAATTACTGTTCCTGGAAGCAGAAAATCCGGAACAACCCATCAACATGTACATAAATAGTCCGGGAGGCAGTGTTTATGATGGTTTAGGCGTGTATGATGTCATGCAGTATATCAAGTGCCCTGTGGCAACTTATGTTACTGGAATGGCAGCTAGCATGGGTAGCTTTATTGCTCAAGCAGGTGCGCCGGGTATGCGTTATCTTCTACCTCGCGCCATTACAATGATTCACCAGCCTTCATCGGGAACACGCGGTAAGGTTTCGGACATGGAAATTGACTTGATCGAAAGTTTGCGTATCAAGAAGGAAATGACCGAACTCTATGTGAAACATAATTCGAAGGGAGTTCAGTACGAGAGATTTGTTGAGTTGATGGATAGAGATAAGTGGCTCACCGCCCCTCAAGCTCTTGAACTTGGCCTTGCAGATCATATCGTCGAAAAGAGAGCATGATAACAGTAACAGATAAAGCAAAAGAAAAGATTGTCGATGTACTAATCGGGGAAAAAATGCCTTATCTCCGATTTGGCCTCCAAGGCGGCGGATGTAACGGATTTCAGTATTACTTTGCCCCATCAGATGAAAAAGATGAGGATGATACTGAATTACCGTTGTCTGACGGATATACACTTATTGTGGATGCAATGAGTATGATGTATCTGGAAGAAGCTGAGATCGATTATAAGAAAGATATCATGGGCGAGACTTTTGTTTTCAATAATCCAAACACAAAAACAAGTTGCGGTTGTGGTAGCAGCGTAGGCTTCTAATGGAAGACCTCGAGCAGCCATCTAAAACATTACTCAGTCTCGAAGGGGTTCGTGGAATTTACGAATACTTGCTGGGCTGGGCCTTAAATGTTCCGTTGCAGTTTATATGTTCCAAAGGCGATAATCATCCTGTTATGATTATTCCGGGCCTCGGTGGCGCAGACGGCTCAACCCATTACATTCGTAATTTCTTAACAAACATTAATTACGAAACACATCCTTGGGGATTGGGAAGAAACTTTGGGCCTCGTGACGGTTTAGATACATTACTAAACAAACTTGCCGATCGTGTACGCGATATCTCAGAACAATCGGGCGGTAAAGAAGTTAGCCTAATAGGCTGGAGTTTAGGCGGTATCTATGCACGGGAAATTGCCAAGATTGCCCCAGAATCTGTAAGGCAGGTAATTACACTGGGTACACCCTTCAAGGGAGATGCCGCAGGTACCAACGCTACATTTTTATACGAAATGTTAAGTAAGGATAAGAGCCACCGTAATCCACAAATTTTGAAAAGAGTAGGTGAAGTTCCGCCGGTTCCGTTTACTTCCTTATACAGCAAATCCGATGGTGTAGTCCATTGGCAATGCTCGCTTGAGGAAGAAGGGCAATTTTCTGAAAATATCGAAGTTCCCGGTGCAAGTCATTTAGGATTAGGGCACAATCCAATATCCATGTATGTAATAGCTGATAGGCTAACGCAAACAAAAGATACCTGGAAACCGTACAAATAAGAAACCGCCGCAAGGCGGTTTTCGTATTGTGTCAATAAAAATTGACACAATATAAGTTTGTGTTATAATACATTAATAAATTAGGGGAGATCGTTTATGTCTGATAATAATACATATGTACCTATGAACGAGCTTATTCGTGAAAAGGAAAAATCCTGGACATTTACGCATATAAACTTGCCATATGCTGAAATTGCTAAGAAGGGAATTGTAATTTGGTGCGTAGAAAATCTAGAAGGTAGATGGACTATGCTAGGTGGTAATAAATTCGGATTTGAAGACGGTACTGACGCAACTATGTTCAGAATGCAATTTGGACTGGGAATTTAGCGTGGTATAAATAGTTTATCACACAAACGGGAGAATACCATGTACGATAATGCAGAACTGAACGAAAGACTAGTTATTATCAAGCATTCAAATCTTGATGATGCAGTAATCCTTGATGAAAATTACAAGCATCTTATGAGAGAAACTCCGAACCCAGAAGAACAACAACAATTATTAGTCCTGCACAGGATTGTCGAGCGCAGGGTTAAGGAACTTTCACAAACACATAATGCTTAATATTGCAAGAAATATCTATTTAGCCTGGAACACAACAAACCAAAAATTTGAATTACCTGAGGTAGAAGTAATACCAATCGGAGACTCGGCAAACGAGAAGCGGAAAGGTGCCTCTGCGACAAAGAAGTATGTAAATCTGCGTGAATTTGAAAATCGACCATTGCCCGGATTCGCACTACATAAGACCGATCGTAAAAATTGGGGATCAATCGATCAAACTTGGCTGGTCATTGATCCCCGCGGATTCCTAGTTAGAATCACAAACGATAATCTAGAACAGATCTTACATGTAACAGGAATTACAGAAGGGCTGATTCAAGAAAAGTGTATCTGGGCACGCAAAGATACACAGACAAAGACGATGTTGATTCCCGTAAGTTCTGCAAAATATGCAGAAGCAGTTTCGAATACAGAATTACTCGAAGGCAAGGTAAACATCAAGGATGTGCAAATCGGCGATGAAGTATTATTACAGAATCAGCTAAAAGGCACATACATGGGTGTTGTATCTCTATATGGCCCAATGAATGATTATTCTACAACATGCGTATATAAGCCGCAGGTCTATCTAAGGCGCCAGGTTGTTAAGATTTCCCCGGGAAAATATCACTATCAAACCGATGTGAAAATCCTAAAGGTTCTTAAGAAGGCAGCAACACCGCTAACACGGGAAGACTCAGTTGAAGAAATGAGTAAAGATATTGCCGGCGGCGCCGCGTACTTTACCAGCAGTTCAAATATGAACGGTCGATATTATTCTATTCGCGGAGTTATATCTGCTGTATCGACCAACGCTGTTCCTAAGGTGTCAATGACATTTGAAGAAGTAGATAAAGTTGAAGCAGAAGCATTGTTTAATCTAGGAACGGTAAATAGCGACATTGGAAGACTATTATTAGTTGACAAGAGTGATAATAAATTCTTAGTTGATTATCCGTATTCGTTTAACAGCACGAAGACAACTTCAATACATGGCTTTGATGTATCGAGACTAACTCCGTGTACATTAGACAAGACTGAAATGATTAAGCTAGATTATAAGCGACAAGCTTATTTTCCAGGTGTTCAGACACTTGACAATTTTGCGAAATTCTATAAAATAGTCAAACATGTAAAGGACAAGTCCTACATTTGACTAAGGATAGAAATGACAAAAAATATCGATCTAAAAAAGTATGCACAATTTGTTGATGGCGTAACAGCCCAGCCAAGCAAGGAACTTCAGGCTCTTATTAGCCGAATGCAAGAGCTAGAAGCACAGGGCGCTAATGTTCCCCGCTTGCTTACAGCAGGCATTGGAATGCCTGGCGAATCTGGAGAGTTCAGCGAATTGGTAAAGAAGATTGTATTCCATGGTAAGGCATACGACGAAGAAAATATTACCAAACTGAAGAAGGAATTAGGCGATGTCGCTTGGTATTGGACTCAAGCTTGTCTTGCTCTTGATATCGACCCTAACAGTATTATTGCTGAAAATGTGGCTAAGTTAGAGGCACGCTACCCGGGTGGTAAGTTTTCTGTGTGGCATGCAGAAAACAGGCAAGAGGGTGATGTCTGATTTTAGAAAAATAATGTTGCCCATGATTCGGAGAATACTTCCGAGTCTTGTGGCACAGGAAATTATGAGCGTTCAGCCCATGACCGCATCAACAGGGAAACTATTTAAAATGGGATTAGGGCCGCCAGTTTGTACCTTATGCATGATTATAGGTACTCTTAACAATGAAGATAAGGGGCACCCCTGGCGTTGCCACAACTGTGGTGATTTTAAATTACCGGGGCACTTGTGGTCGTATACTGAAGATTTGCAACAATATATCCAGAATAGAACTACATTGTATAAGGGTAGAAAAATTATGGAATCTAAAAAACTTCTACCTCATTCAGTAATAAAATCCTTCATGTTTGTTGGCAGCAATTTAGAGCCTAACGAACGGTATAGAGCATGGCTAGAAGAACATATTGGAAAACAAGGCGAAGCGTGGAACTGGGACATAAAATCAGTAACTGCTAACTTACTTGAAGTTTCTTTTGAACAGGAAGAGGATGCAGTCCTCTTCAGATTATCATGTCAGTAACAAAAGCATATGTTGATGCAATGGAATGGTTATGGGTGTAAACTTCTTAGGATCTAAACCTCTCCATCCTCAATTAGGCGATGTCTATGTAGATCAAAATACCTACCGTAGTTATATATGGGAAGGCAATCAATGGGTGGCTTTTTCAACTGCCGAACCTGCTCAAGCACTTATTCCTACGGAAGAAGAACTTAATAAGCATCCTGCACTGAAACAGGCGTGGGAAGAATATATGGTTATTAAAAGGTTAATAGGCAGTGGAAAATAATAAATAGGAAAAAGTCGAAGGCTGGTTTCTAATACCTTCGAAGGAAGAACAAACACTCTTGATTCTGCAAGGTAAATGCCCGCATAATAAAGCATGGTACGAGGACGGGCATTCGCATAACTCCACTGCCTATAAATGTAGTATGTGTCGTGAGATTAAATTCTGGTAATGGAATTCAAAACAATAGTTCAGCATTGGAGATATGAAGACGGTTGGAGGGAAATTCCAACCATTCTTCGCGACAAATACGACGGGCGGGAAAAAGAATTTGATGAAGCTTTAGTAGGATGGCATTGCTGGGTCTATCCAGCAAATGATAAAGATTTTGCTCGCTGGATGAAAAAGAATATGAAAGGGAAGTACGAATGTGACTTCCGATTTAACTCGGGAGACCCAATGTTCACCGTCCTAATAAAAGATGATCAAGACGCTACCTTATTTAAATTAACCTGGATGTAATATGAAAGAGCTAATTAGAAGACTTATTAATTGGGCGCACAGTGGCGGCCAGGATGTAATTATCGGAGAACCCGTTCGTGGAAACTATAATCACACGAAAGTAAGAGAGAGTGTGGACATTGAAGATAACAGGTCTCTGAACTTCCGTGTATATAATGCATCGGGTGGAAAAATTGTACAGATGAGTTCGTACGATGCACGCACTGATAGGATGACTAATAATCTGTATATTATTACCGATCAGGAAGATATGGCGACCGAACTCTCTCAAATCATCACAAGGGAAAGCTTGTCTAGATGATGCTGAATTCTGCTGTTGACACACCTGCTGTGTCATAGTAAAATAGTAACTCAACAACCTACAGAAAGTGTAATATGAACAAGGCAACTACTCCTCCGGTCAACCTGAAGGAACAGAACGCGGCTCATACCTTCCGTGTTACGATTCGTGATCGTGACCATTTCTACAAGCTGGTCAACTGGCTCAATACCAATGTTGGTAAGGGCGAAGACAAGTGGACGATGGAAGGCCGTGTGCTGAAGACGCTGAAGCAAGGCAAGACTGTCGCTCCGAAGATCTACATCTTCAAGGAAGACTTCGATCCGTCGTCGTCTCTGTACCTGAGCCTCCTGTAAATGCTCTTTACGAAGGATTTCCTATACACCGACAACAAGGCAGCAATTGCGCTAAAGTTTGTCGAGAGTATGCGTTATCCTTCGGAAGACGAAGATTTAACAGTCGCAAAACTAAAAGACGATCTCTTGATTGAGGTTGTTATGACCTCTGGTAGGGAATACACCATTTCCACCCGGGCGCAGTTTAGCGATTCAGATTGGAGAGTAAAAGACGAAGGCATCGACGGTGCCCGTTCTTCCATCTTCGAAAAATGGTGTCGCATTTTAACAGGGAAATCAACATGAGACTGCAAGGAAAGTGTATTGTCGGTGATCCGATTCGTATTACCAGTTTTACTGCTGACTGGATGTCTGTCCGTTTGCACCCTACAACCTTCTATCGCAGAATGGAAGAATTTCAGGAAGGCTTTGGAAAAACCAAGGGCCTATACACCGAGCTTGATCTTGGGCAGTTCATCCTGATTCGATTCTCCGAGAAGGAAGACCTAACTGCCTTCCACAGAAGGCATCACGAAGTCCTTTAATGGCAAAACTGTTGCACACCAGAGTAAAAGTACCGTTCGCGAATCCGTATGTGGTTCGCGTTCAGTATGAGAGTGATGTAACAGAAGAAGCGGCTCACGCAATGTTTAGAAAGACTATGCGGACCGCTTATAGACTAATCGAAGGTTCGTGGGGTTATTCGTCTTTAGAGTACGAAGAAGTGAAAGTAAAAGACGAGTTTAACCACCCTGCGCCGCCCGGTCCAGGGCATTTTGCTGGTATGCATCAGCAAGTTCAAATAGCATCCTTATTCAATCCCGATTATCAACGCAGACTGCGTGCTTACATTGTCTTTACGGATGAGCTCGATGCACTGCAATTTAGATTGTCTATTGATACAAATTCCGTGCAAGTAAAAATGTGGCCGCAGCGTTGGTTCACTATCCATGAGGTAGTAGAAACGGATGAATCTTGATCTATATACAGACGAATTTAGGGACTTCAAGTTCCTAAAGTGCAATGCATGGCAAGTCGAATATTATAAAAAGACAGCCGCACAACTCAATAAAATACAACCATGGGCACAGACAAATGATCCTAATTTTGTCTGGCCCCATCGCCTTGAGTTCTTAGAACAATTGTTTGATTTAAGAAACGATACGCTTTATATTGTCGAACCCGGGACGCTCTACAACACGCATAAGGATAGATATTCTTACGACTTTGAGCAGGCTCGTCTAAGCGAAATTGTAAATCCTGTTGTGTTTAAAGGACATCCAATGATGCCGGGCGAAGGCTGGATAGCACAACCGGAAGACATACCGGAGATAGAAGATTCAACTGAGAATCACGATTGGTATATTTGTTCCAAGGAATACTTTATAGCAGATCCAGACAATCACAGAGATGATAGAGTTTTTAAATTCTTTGAAAATTCGTTAGTTCCGAGCGATTATCCCAGCTATATGGCTCTATTCTATAATAGGGAAACTGCCGTAAAATACCAGGAAGCCATAACAAGTTTCCTTCGTAAGAATAATGATTCAATTTCAGCAATTAGCAGGCTACTCTAGAGCCGACATAAATACATTGTACTAAGGAGTATTTATGCACCCATTTTTGGATGTGAGTAAATTATCAGACGAAGAAATTATTGAGCGCCTTGGAAAAGCATATACATATATGAATGCTCAAGTAGCATTAGGACATAATCCTACCGTATTAAGTATCAAGGAAATAATTCAATCTCTAGAAGATGAAAGAAGTTTGCGCATGCGCAAGAATTTTGACGAAGAATATAAAAGAAAATACCCCGATGAGCTTAAACCCATCGAATTAGGTAAATTAGAAGATTAAGGAAAAGTCTCATGATGAAAAGGGGAAGACATTTAATCAAAAGCCATATGACAATGGAGTATGCGTTTACCGGGATCAGAATTCAATCAGCATGCTTAACTCCGGTTGAATGGCATCTAACAGTAGACCTTGTAGCCACTGAGAAGAAAGGTAAAACAAAGACAGAAATCGAATACAATGCAGGTGTCACATATCAGAAGCTTTATTTTTGGTTAGACACAAATTTACCTAACATTGTGCTAGTTGATGTCACTAATGAAGACGACTTGTATATTGCAAATTTATCAGCTAATATAGCACTGTATTGCCCGGCAAATCCCGGAGATGATTTGTTTGCACAGTTACTGCACTCTAAATTAACAGCATTGGCTGGTGAAGATTTACTCATAGGCGAAATACACCTAAAGGGTAGTGATATGTCACTTCAGTACACATTTGATTGTGTCGATGGTGCATATGACTTACCGATTGCAACAGCAGATTATTACACCGAAGGTACCACAAGAGATGAAATACCTTGGTGGACCAGAGATGATGGATTCTGCTTTGAATTTGTAAAGCCTGCAGATTCCGAAGTTAGCGATGAAGAATTGTTTAAAGACATTTTTGATCCTATGGATGAATTTGAAAGAATAATGAAAGAGGCTTCTGAGACACATATTGGTGTTGTTCGGGAACCAGCAAGGATAGTTCAGGTTGAAAAATGGAAACCAAAAACTGTATGACAGTCCCGTTTACCTATAGAATTATATGCCCCAACGGCACTAAATATTACGGTGTAAGATATGCTATAGGGTGTAAACCCGATGATCTATGGAATACATATTTTACATCATCCAAAGAAGTTAAGGCTTTATTAACAATATTTGATAAAGAATTATTCATCTGCGATATAAGAAAAGTATTTAATAATAAGATAGATGCACTTAGTCATGAAGGTAGGGTATTAAAAAGAATTGTAGATAAGCCGGGATGGTTAAATAAGCATAAGGGCGATTTAAAATTTCATAACTCGTCCCCGCATTCAGAAGAGACAAAAAGAAAGATTAGTATTGCTATTACCGGAAAGAAACAATCATCCGAGACTATAGAAAAGCGAGTTAAAAAGAATACAGGTAAGAAAAGAATTAATCCACAAGGTCATGCTCAAACAGAGGAAACAAAGAAAAAAATTTCCAAATCTCGTAAGGGTTTACCGGGGCCTATGTTGGGAAAAATTCATTCAGAAGAAACAAGGAAAAAGATATCTATAGCTAATTCTGGAAAAATTCATAAGCCACATTCAGAAGAGACAAAAGCAAAGATGAGAGAAGCATGGATTCGTCGAAAAACGGTGTAAAAGTTAACATGTATGGTCAAGCCATACTATCTAGTGAAAATTTAAGGGATCTGCTGCTACAAGGAAAAAATATAAGTCACTTGAATGTTGTGTTTGATGATGAGATTGAGTTATTCCAGAAATATCAATCGGAACTATTACACGACACAATTACATTCCTTGATGCACCAGAGGAGAAGTTATCCTTTGATGAGTTTCATCAACAATGTGCCGAAGAATGGATTTTTCCCGAAATTTACCAGCAAATCGATGTTTTAAAATGGTTACTTGATAAATGTAAGACGCAGCAGGAAAGAGATCGTGTAAACGAAGAATATAAACTGTATGAAGAGCGTGATTTAATTATGCTTCTAAGATTGTTTATATTTCTTGTAGATTACATGAGAAAGAATAAGTTTTTATGGGGTGTAGGAAGAGGCTCAAGTGTAGCATCCTATGTCTTATATTTAATTGGTGTACACAGAGTAGATTCGTTAAAATACGGTCTCGAAATTAAAGATTATCTAAAATAGGGAACAAGAATATGAGTAGACATGTATCATATAGAGGAGTTGCAATTGATATGGACTCTTTGAGCAGGGAGAACGAAAAAGTTCCTGCGATTGGCAATATGCGAGTAAACGCAAAAGGCGATCAAATTTCGGGCGGCAAGGTAACAAAAACCGCAGATCAGATTGCTAGAGAAAATCACAGAGTTCAGTCTGCTGTAGTTAATACTGGTCTAAAGGGAAAGCAACCTGTTGCTCCTACTCCTGTATTAGAGGCACCTAAGGCTACTCCTATTCAGACAAAGCCTGCTCCGTCAGCAGTTGCAGCACCAGCAAGGGCTGCTCCTAAGATGGTCGAGCGCGAATTGCCAAACGGCGACATCGTAATGGAAGAAGATTCAACTAAGAAAGAATAAGTATGAAAGCTAAAGCACTCAAAGGAAAAGTTCTTGTTACAGATTTAGAACGCGGTAGTCGCGTTCTAAGGGGTATTATTTTACCTGACGACAATGGCAAGAGCGAAGGTATCCGTCCCCGTTGGGGAAAGGTCTATTCTGTCGGCGAAGACATTACCGATATTGTACCCGGGCAGTGGATACTTGTTGAGAACGGCCGATGGACCAGAATGCTTAAGGTTAAGCAGGATGACGGTTCAGAACTTCAAATGTGGGGCGTTGAGTGGCCCAAGTCTGTAATGCTTGTTTCGGACGAAGATCCCGAAGTAGAAATCTTCTCTGAGTTTGTACAAGCAAACGAACGCGGCCAAGTTTACTGATTGTTTTGCGAAAATATTGCATATCCTCACAGATATGCAATACACTTGCCTTAACACTAGTTACGAAAGAATAACGAATGAAACAGCTTTGGACTGAGCAATACCGACCTACCTCTATTAAAGACTATGTCTTTAAAGACGGAAAACAAAAGAGACAAATCGAGCAATGGATTTCTGGCGGAGCACTTCCGCATATGCTTTTATCTGGTGCTCCTGGCACAGGTAAAACAACCCTTGCTAAAGTTCTATTAAACGAACTAGGTGTTGATCCATTTGATATTAAAGAAGTGAACGCTTCTAAAGATAACAATGTAGACTTCATTCGTGATAGTATTACACGGTTTGCTGAAACAATGGGCGTAGGCGAAATCAAATATGTATTACTCGACGAGGCAGATTATCTAACTATTAATGCGCAGGCTGTATTGCGCAATACCATGGAAAGATATGCAAGCACGGTTAGATTTATTCTGACTTGCAATTATCCCCACAAGATTATTCCTGCGATTCAGTCACGCACTGAAACAGGGCGCATGGACATTAGCAAGCTAGACAAAGACGAGTTTACTCTGCGGCTTGTTAACATTTTAACACTGGAAAACATCGAGTTCGACATGGACATTGTCGACACTATGGTCCAGGCAGCTTACCCAGACCTGCGTAGGGGAATTAGCTTGATTCAGGCGAACTCCTTTAATGGTCAGCTTCAATTACCTGACAACAGCGAGACCGTTAGCGATTATAAGATCGATATGGTCGCTTTATTTAAAGCAGGCAAGTATAAAGAAGCACGACAGCTTATTTGTACACAAGTAGGCCAAGAAGAATACGAAGACATCTTTAAATTCATGTATCAAAACCTTGAGATTTGGGGTGACGACGATGTTAAGGAAGGCAAGTGTATTCTTGCAATTAGAGATGGATTGGTAAAGCACACAAGTTGTGCGGATGTAGAAATTAACCTTTCAGCTACACTGTGCGAGCTGGAAATGATCGCAAAGGGCGTTTTATGAGCAAAGAAAAAGTATTCATCGTTTTATCACACAAGCATAACCTTAAGAAGGGTACTCGTGATGAATGGGAAGTTACGGAAACTGTTGAGTTTGTAAACCAACTCCGTAATAAGCACACAACAATGTCCAGTGCCATCGGCGATTATTTGAATAGAAAGATGTTGTCGGGCTCCCGCGTAGGAATGGGCGATTACGAAAAGTTCGAAGAGTATATTCGTAAGAAGTATCCTAAGCAATTGGGAGAACTCGATGCAGCTTATCGTGAAAAACAAGTTGTCATTGAACAGCCGGTATCTGATCTTATTACAGATGAGTTTGGCAATCTGCGTCCCAGAACGGTTTTTGACACAGTATGAAACAAAAAATCATACTAACAGACGCCGATGGCGTTCTTGTAGACTGGAACAACGGATTCCGTAGATTTATGGAATCCAAGGGCCATCCGCAATTACCGGACACCGATAATGATTATAGTATGGCTGTTCGACACGGAATTACAATTCCGCAAGCGCAGGCATACATTAAGGAATACAACGAAGGACCGATGATTGCCGAACTCGATGCATTTGCTGATGCAATTAAAGGTGTTAAAGAATTAGCATCTTTAGGTTTCAGGTTCACTGTTGTTACGAGCATTAGCAGCCATCCGGATGCTAAGGTTTATAGAACACAAAACCTAAAGGCTTTATTCGGCGATGTGTTTGATGAGATCCATTGCATTGAAATGGGCGCAAGCAAAGCCCACATTCTGTTAAGCAACTGGGCCGGTACAGGATATTTCTGGATCGAGGATCATATGCGTCAGGCAGAAGCAGGATGGGAAGCAGGACTGAAAACTGTGCTGATTAATCATCCCTACAATGCACACTATAAGACTGATTTGTTTCCAAGGGTTAGTTACGAAACGCCCTGGGCAGAAATAGTTCAAATGGTTAAAAAAGAATATAACCTATAATCATGGCAAAACCTTATGTGTATCGGTGTGAGCATAAGGAAACTAAGCGATTCTATATAGGATATAGAGAAGCCAACCATTTTCCTGCATATTTAGATTTCGGAACACACTACTTTACAAGTTCTATTGAAGTTAGCAATAATTTCAAAGATTATACATACGAAATACTTGCAGAATTCACTGAGCCAAAGACAGCATTTGAAATTGAGCAAATGCTTATATACAAATCAAGAAACAATCCATTGCTAATTAACCAGCATTGGAAAACAACTGTTGTATCTATCGATGAATTAAAAACTCTAAGATATTTTAAGGAACATGTAGTCAAATATAGTAAGGTTAATGGAAATCCTTACCTTGCCAGAAAGAAAAAGAAAAAGAAAAAACTGCGCATACTAACCGAGGCCGAAAGGTTAGGACGGTCTGATGCCGAATGGATGCAAAGAAGGAAAGAAAAAAGAATTAGAAGAGAGCAAAAGAAATTACTCTCTAAATAATTATGAAGCTGTAAGGTTGGTGCGCCTAATTAAAATTGCACTGGCGCATAGCTCGGAATGGAGCTCGATGGTCAAGCCGAACTTTATTGGTACGGTTATCCCGTGGGCTTCCACGATTAGGGCATGGTGTTATCAGAGTACATAACTCTGATCATCAAAGTATGTGGAATCCACAGAAATTAACACCAGATAAAAATAAGTTCGCTATCGGTATGTGAAAGAAAGGTATGGCCGATAGATTGCGTTACAAGCGACTGAAATGCGAGTAACATATGCAATGACTCGAAAGAGCCCATCAACGATTTCCATATGGTTGCAGTTAGACATAATCAATCCGACACTGCGTAAAGTTGTTTTTCAGTCTGTGGCGATGCCTGTCAGGTGAGTTGAAATTCCAAATTTTTATTTGGGTGTTTTGACGATACCCTTTCTGTGGACTCCACCGTCAGGTACCAAATACTCTCATATTCCGCATTATGCCACATATGCAATGTTCTGATTTATGTGCATACACAATATTGTTCACTCTCATAATAAATATATCATTCAGAGGATTATATTATGGCAGTCATGCAAACAGTCAAGGACAACCCAGGGAAACTTCTACTAGGATCAGCCGGATCAGTTATTGCTATTGTGACCGCATTATTTGCAGTAGATGCACGATACGCTCACGCAGCGGATGTTGAGAAGAACAAAGCGGAAACCCACATAATTATTAGAGAAACGACTGCCAATTTACGAAAGCAGATGCTTGAAGACAAACTATTCGAAATTGATGTAAAAGAAGCACAAACAAAACTATCTCCTGTCGAGATGGCTATGAAAGAAAGATATAAGCGTCAAATAAAAGAAATAACAAGAGACAGCAGCAAATAAACAAAAAGGGCCTATACGGCCCTTTTTTACTGTATCACCCCTGTTTAATCATCTTCCCCGTAAATCTCTAGAACTTCAGCAACAAGCGGATCACGCTCAATGTGTTCGCGTTTGAACACACATACTGCCATTGATCTCTTATTGTTTAATGCTAGTCTTTCTAGAAAGTCCTTAAGTCCGTTTTTATCAAAGCCACGATCATGTTGCTTTAAGTCACCAGTGATAACCATGCTACTATTCTCACCGATACGAGTTAATAGCATTTTGGTTTGGTCTGGTGTAGCATTTTGCATTTCGTCAGCAATGATGTACGAGTTCTTAAATGTTCTACCACGCATGAAGCCTAATGGTGCAATTTCAATTGAACCTTCTTCTAGCATACGCTTTGTTTCTTGTAATCCATAATATTCTTCGAACACGTCAAAAATAGGTCTTGTCCAAGGTTCCATTTTCGCATTCAAATCGCCTGGTAAAAATCCGTGCTTCTCGTCTACGCTAACAGCTGGTCTTGTTAGAATAATTTTAGTAATTTCCCCTTCTCTTAGTGCCTTGATTGCTCGCAGAACTGCTAGTAATGTCTTGCCTGTACCTGCAGGTCCTACTGCAAATACCATGCGTTTTTCTAGCAATTGTTCTACATAATTTTCCTGTGCTGTATTACGAGGGATCATCTCAACTCTCTTGTAATTTCTATTTCCCAACTTGACTACATTAGTAGTCTGCTGATCATCATGCTGATATTGGCGTGGTGAACGAGATTGTGGCGAAGACTTAGCCGCCATTTTGCGATTTTTGCTCAAGGTTATGCTCCTTACTGAGTTGTTTTTTTGGTGTGATGGATTGCTGAACAGGAATTGTTCATCCGGAGGAACGACGATAGATCTATCGCGTGTATTTGTCATACCAGATATTTATGTGATTGCGATAATATTGTACTGGAAAGGCGGGTCTTTCAAAACTTTAGAAATCTTATTGAATACTGATAAATAATCAAAACGAGGTGAGAATGAGTACCGATTTAGACACCATTAAGCAGACGCTAGTAAACATTTCCAAGGGTAACGATATCCTCGACACCCTACTTGAGTTTGAAAGAACACTAGACAATGCTGAATTATTTGCATATAAAAATTGGATCTTGGGCGAACTCGTCGAAGGTCCGACTATTAGTCGTTACTGGTACAAGACTGTATGGATGTATCCATATGCTATGATGCCAGATCCAAACGGCGGTTTACGCCTACGCAAGATCGGAGCTAATGTTAGCTTCAAGAAGGGCGTGTTTAAGAAGCCTGTAAAAGTGGAAGGACCACAGGACTGGGTTAACCCAGAATCAAAGAGGGCCAAAATGGCCGAACACGAAATTTGGCTCGTGACAATTGAATTGCCATTAAAGTATATTAATCGTGGGCTGGAACAAACCGACGATATTATTCAAAGAGACATCGAAGATACGAATGCGGAAATTGCAGATGCTTATGAGGAAGAAATGCCAGAAGAGTCAGTTGATGATGGCACAGGCGGTGATATGTCCGCTGGTCCTACAAGTGAAATGCAGCCTCCAGAGGAAGAAGTATGAGCTTAAAGAATGGCGATCTAGCAGGTACTATCTTGCCTGATGTTTCTATTGACGAGTTTGAACCAAAAGCCGGCAGTAATGAAGATGTTATAGTAGTGGCTTTTTATCTCAACGACGAGGAACCGGCGGAAGACCTTAACACATTCATCCAAAGAGGGTTTATCGACACCCTGGATGTTGAAGTAAGTCCCAATACAGATGAAGAAGGGCGCTATCTCGTCTTTGTCGAAATGTCGAGAGATGATACTTTTCCTCAAAAGTTCCAAGCGTTACTAAAGGACATTAATAATCTGGCAGGAGACAACACAGAGTGGAAGGTTAAAACCTACTTCTCAGAAGGTCAGTCTTTCTCGCCCGATGATCCTGCGCTATACAATTATGTTATTATTGATCCGGGCGACTATGTCCCAAAGGAAGACTTTAAAATGAAAGATATGACTGAAAACATCCAACATTTTTTTAGTGATTCCTATTTGGCTGGCTTGACTATTGATGGTAATATCGTTACACTAAGAGGTAATAGTAAAAAGGTGGTCGCTGAAGTCGTTGACATTGGTGACTACGATACAGTGATAGGCAGAAACTTCTTAAGCGAATCTGCCTTTGGAATTAGTAATATACCCATTGAGGCTAAAGTATTAAGCAGCATCTTAGGGAATTGCGATGTTCTACCACTTGGAAAATATCTTTTTGTCAATAGGGACGAGAGGGTAATGTTGCTTAAGAATACACAAATTGAATACGGGAAATAACAACTTGGCTAAAGACAATAATGACATGATTATCACTAAGGGTCGCGTAACTGATACCGCCCCTGGCGCTCGATTTAAAGTTAAACTGGAAAACGGGCATGTCTTGAATGCAGTTGTTAGTGGAAAAATCCGTAAGAACAATATCCAGATCATTCTCGATGATCTGGTTGAGATTGAGATGAGTCCATACGATCTAACTCTAGGTCGCATCACATATCGCTTCTAATAGAAAGCACACATGAGCGAACGAAATCTCTACGAGATTCTCGGTGTCCCAAAGTCTGCATCGGAAGATGACATCAAGAAAGCTTATCGCAAGCTAGCAAGTAAATACCATCCCGATAAACTCAGCGATGCCGAGAAGGTATCAGGTGAGGCAAAGTTCAAAGAGGCTAAAGAAGCCTACGAGACTTTATCCGACGAACAGAAGCGTGCCGCATACGATCAGCACGGGCACGCATCTACAGATCCCAATTTTGGTAGATCTCACTTCCACGATTTCGAACAAGGTTTAAATCCAAACGATATTAACGAAATCTTCAGCACTATCTTTGGCGGTAGGAGCTTTAATTTTGGTACAGGCGCACAAACACAACAGCGCCAACCTATGTACCAATTAAACATTTCGTTAATGGACGCATACATTGGCAGAACTGTAACACTAGAGGGCAACCTGACGGTAAATATCCCGAAGGGCGTTCGCTCTGGTACTAAGTTCTATGCCGGTGGCAAGCTGATCAGGATTGAAGTTGCACCGGATTCTAAATTCAAGCGTGCTAACGACGATTTGCTGGTTGATGTTGAGATCAGCGCAATCGAAGCCATACTAGGTGCCGAAGCAGTTCTTGAACATTTAGACGGCTCTAAATTACAGTTTGCTATCCCCGGTGGTATTCAGCCCGGGCAGATAATCAAGTTGGGTGGCAAGGGGATGAGAAACCCCGAGAATGATAGATATGGCGATTTGTTAGTGCGCATCGCAATTACCATACCAAGGACACCAACACAGGAAGAAAGAGTTGCACTTAAATCTCTGAACCACAGAGCATCAATTACAATCTAAGGAAAACAATGAGTACAAAAAAAGTTGAGAAGATGGTTGAGCGGGCAGTTGCCATTGCAAATGATAACAATCATGAGTATGTAACACTCGAGCACATTCTTCTGTCACTACTGCACGAGAAAGAGATCGATGCCCTGGTTCAGGCAATTGGCGGACAACCTGCAAAGATCAAAACAGATACAATTCAGTTCTTAGGTGATCCTGCGCTGAAGAAGCCAGATGCACTGAAAGAAGTTCCTGCCAAGCGCACCGCAGTACTGAATAGAACATTCCAGCGTGCCCTTACACAACTTGTGTTTAGCGGCAGGAATGAACTCAACAACGAGTCGGTGTTGCTCAGTATTTTGAGCGAAGAAACCAGCCACGCATATTACTTCCTTGGTAAGAACGGTGTTACCAGAGAAAAGATTATTGCCTATATGCGTAAGGCAGAAGAGAAGGCAGGCGATGCAGAGGAAACTCCGCTTGATTTGTTTGCACGCAACCTGAATAAGGAAGCATCAGACGGTTCCATCGACCCTGTTATTGCACGCGAACGCGAAGTTATCGATACCATTGAAATCTTGGCTCGTCGCAAGAAGAACAATGTCATTTATGTGGGCGAACCTGGTGTTGGTAAGACCGCACTTGCAGAAGGCCTTGCATTGAAGATTGTCAACAAGGATGTTCCTAAGGCGCTGCAAGACAAGGTTGTTTACAGCCTGGATTTGGGTGCATTGCTTGCCGGAACTAAGTTCCGCGGTGACTTTGAAGAGCGTTTGAAGGGCGTACTTGATCAAGTCAAGAAGCTTGGTAACTGCATTATGTTCATCGACGAAATCCACATGATCCTTGGTGCAGGTTCTACAACCGGTAGCCAAATGGATGCTGGTAACTTGCTGAAGCCTATGCTTGCCAAGGGGCAACTCATGTGCGTTGGTGCAACGACATACGACGAGTTCCACGAACACTTTGAGAAGGATAAGGCACTGTTGCGTCGTTTCCAGAAGTACGACATTCTGCAACCCAGCGCAGCTGATACCAAGCTTATCCTTAAGGGCATTGCGTATCAATACGAGAAGTTCCACGGCGTTACATTTGCCGAAGGTGCTACCGACATGTGCGTAGATTTGGCAGATCGTTACTTGAAGTCTAAGTTCTTCCCTGACAAGGCTATTGACATCATGGACTCGGCCGGTGCAATTGCCAAGCTTCGTGAAATCAAGGAAGTTAGTTGCGATATCGTTGTTGAACAGGCAGCTAAGATTGCACGCATTCCTGCAGCAATGATTGACATGAAGGAAAACGACCAACTGGAAAATCTTGCACCGCGTGTGAAGAACAAGGTTTACGGTCAGGATGTTGCAATCGACAAGCTTGTGGAATCTATCTACATGTCTAAGGCAGGATTGCGTAACCCAGCCAAGCCCATCGGCAGCTTCTTGTTTACTGGTCCGACTGGTACTGGTAAGACATACACTGCAAAGAAGCTTGCAGAAGCACTCGGCGTACATTTCCAGCGTTTTGACATGTCGGAATACATGGAAAAGCACACTGTATCCAAGTTCATTGGTGCTCCTCCGGGATATGTCGGACACGGCGAAGGCAAGATGGGCGAAGGTCAGCTTATTCAAGCAATCGATACCAACCCGAACTGCGTATTGCTGCTCGACGAAATCGAAAAAGCCAATCCAGATGTTATTACTGTGCTATTGCAGGTAATGGATGACGGACGACTCACTTCTGCTAAGGGCAAGACTGTTGACTTCAGCAATGTGATTATCATCATGTCTGCCAACCTTGGCGCTGCTGATGCCGAAAAGCTGAAGATTGGCTTCGGGGATCAAGACAACGGTGGTGCAGTGGATGCAGAAATCAAGAAGTTCTTCAGCCCTGAGTTTAGAAACCGCCTTGATGCAGTCGTTAAGTTCAACAAGTTGACAATGGTCGAAATGAACCTTATTGTCAACGCTGAAGTTGAGAAGACTGAAGCAATGCTTGCTCCTAAGAACATTACACTGAATGTTACTCAACAAGCACGCGACTGGTTGGCTAAGAGCGGCTACGATCCCAAGATGGGTGCAAGACCGTTCGAACGCTTGTTTGAAGCAAGAGTCAAGAAGCCGTTGTCAACAGAAATCTTGTTCGGCAAGCTGAAGAATGGTGGCCGTGCAAATGTCGACTACGATGTGGTTTGCGATACGATTACTGTTAATGTGTTGGATCCGATTCCTGTACAGACACTGATCTAAGAAATCACAGTCAAGAGAAAGCAAGCTTTCTCTTGAGTTTAATATCACAAAGTAGGGAAGGATGCAGTAGGTGCTGTGAAGTTTGATATATAACGAGCAACACCCTTTGTAATGCGAAGTTGGCTAATAAATCCTGTTACTGGATATGCGGTATGTAATGCATGGTCGGTACCTATTGTAAATGGTTCAGTCAATGATGTTAGATCGGTACTATTTGTAGTTGTCGAACCGACCTGAGTGCCGTCAATAAACATTTTAAATGATGTTCCGTTTCGTGCAAATGCAATATGGTGCCACGAACCTGTTGTGAATGCTGCTGCTGCCGATGATACTATTGTTGTTCCTAGATTAAAAGTAAGAACTCCTGTATTACTTAGGGAGCATGACCATCCTGCTACATCAGCAGCAGTTGATGTGGTTCCCCCCTGCGCACAGAGAACGCATGAAGTATTTACATACGAGGTAATATTAACCCACATTTCAACTGTGAAACTACCTGTACTAAAATTAAATGCAGGATTATTAGGTGCCCACAAGTAATCACCGGCTGCTGCTAGTGATAGGGAACCCGAGCCATACTTTACTATAGATGTCGAGACTTTGGCATTTCCGCGCGTTTCGAGATTGAGCTTAGATGAATTATCATATATACCTGAATTTGTAAAATTCAATAATAGTTTTGTATTACTGCCTGTTGATGTAGATGGCATCGCAGGAACAGAAGATATAGCAGTCCCGTCTACAAGTCTTACATCACTAATATAACCGGTAAATGGTTGGGCAGAGTTGTTGCTATTTCCAATTACTATAGTTTTTGCCGGATCTCCCACTGTTCCCGAGAATGTATACTGACTACCAACAGCTACACCGTTTACATATGCTGTTATAGTCGAGCCAGAGCGTGCTACAGCAATATACATCCACTCGTTTGTTGATATAACACCAGCAGATGATACTATTCTAGCAGTTGAGCCATTTATGTATACTCGTAAGACACCACCTGTAAATATTTCAATCATCCAATCGGTTGTATTATTTCCTGTATAATTCCCCATAATAGCATTTGTTGGCGTCGGAGCAGTTAATGCTGTTGCATATATCCACACCCCTATTGTGAAATCACCGGTTGGTGTAAATTGTCCGGATGTTGGAGTTGTAAGATAATCACCTGTTCCATCGAAATATCCGCTTCCACCAACACTAGGTGTAGAATAGCTTATAGGAGGAACATATGGGCCGAATGCAGAAATTACAGGGCTTGATCCATTATTACTCGATGGGGTTATGGTATAATGTGTAGGTCCATTATCTACAAATCTATTACTCTGTGCAGTTAATAGTGTTGTATTAGCGTCGGATACAAATGCCGATGTCTGCGGAGTAAATGTTGATGAGTATCTAGCCACATTTGAGAATCGAATATTGCTCATATTACCGATAAATCCTGCAACGCCATTTCCTGTGCCAGATCCGAGAAATGCCGTAATACCGGTACTACCGGCATAAGTCGTATTATCTGTTGTTGAACCGGCGGCCACCCCATTGACATATACAGTTATACCCGAACCACCATTAGAGACAAAAGCAAGATGAAACCATACATTCGGTGTTAATGCCGATGATAATGTAATGCTTATATATGATATATGATCTCGTGTACTTAAATAAACAGTTGTAGAATTACTAAATCCCCAAGTTCTGATATTAGAATTTGCACCGGTACCCGATGATGTACACATAATAGCTCTGTTTCCGGACGATCCTGCAGCACCACTGCCGAAATCAGGCATCATAAACCAGCCTTCTAATGTATAAACTGATGCCATATCTACAGCAGCAGCTGAACCGGCACCGAATCCTAAATTTTGTCCATTGGCATTATAATATAAGCTCCATCCTGTCTGGCTATATGGAGAAAAAGATCCTTGTGTTGTATTTCCGCTTCTTGTAATAGTCCAATTCTGCGGACCGCTATCAACAAATGAATTATTTTGAGCATTATTTGTTCCGGTTGTAGATAAAAGAAGAGAAATATTCTTAAAACTTGAATCCACTACTGTTCCCGAAAATGATGAAATGATTTGTTGTATAATCGCCATGATTAAAATTCCTTTTTAGTTTATCTATTTATCTATCTAACCGATTTGATAAATACCTATAACTTATTTGGAGAAACAATCATGGGTGTTCAATTTGCTGGTAATATTTTAGTTCAATCAAACGGTGGTCCGCTTCCAATCGCACAAGGTGGCACAGGACAAACGAGCGCCACATCGGCTATTAATGCATTACTTCCTTCACAAGGTGGAAATGCAAATAAGGTTTTAAAGACAGATGGTACAAATGTTTCATGGGTTGCCGCAGCTGGTACACCCGGTGGAGCAGATACACAAATTCAGTACAATGACGCCGGGAGTTTTGGTGGAAGTGCTAATCTAGTTATCAACAAATCAACTGGTGCTGTAACTGGTCTTTCGACTATTACGGCCCTTGGATTAAATGCAAGTGGTGCCGCAGCATCTTCGCGCCTTGTAAAATTTCAAACAGCTGGCAGCGATCGTTGGTTCTTTGAAGCAGATGCAACTCCAGAATCTGGTAGTAATGCAGGATCGAATTTTGCCTTTACCCGTGTGGCAGATAACGGTTCTACAACTAATCAGGTATTCACAGTATTGCGCTCGTCTGGTGTGGTTGACTTCAAGACAACACCAACGGTAAATGGAACACCAGTTGGGGCAAACCCATCGGGTTCGAATACACAAATTCAGTATAATGACAGCGGTGCTTTTGCAGGCTCGTCAAAATTCACATGGACAGATAGCTCAACCACATTGCAATTAGGTGCAGACGGTGGTACATCTCCATCAACTATCACAACAGGTGCAGGTTTTACACTAAACATTGTTCCTGCTCCGATTATCAGTACAAACCCCGGCGGTGCAGTAAATGTCACCGGTGGTACATCTTCCCGTACTGGTGGAGCAGTAAACTTAACAGGTGGTGCTGAAAATACAAGCGGTTATTTTGGTGGTTCGGTTGTACTTCGGGGCGGTAACGGTGTTTCTAATGGTGCCGGCGCTAAGGTAGTAGTTGAAGGTGCATTTGGTTCAGGATCGTCAGGAGCAGGTAACGGCGGTTCTTTTGTAGTTTCATCGGGACCAGGTACATCGCTTGTTGAAAGATTCCGTATTCTAAACGACGGTTCATGGTCCGTGGGTTCTACAGGAACAGCATTCGGCACATCAGGGCAAGTTCTAACTTCAAACGGAACTGGTGCTGCACCTACATGGCAAACAACTCCAGCTGCCGCAGCAGGTTCATTAACTGGTTCAACTCTAGCAGCTGGTGTAACATCATCAAGTTTAACAACTGTTGGTGCAGGTGTAACTGACGGAACATATGCACTTGGTTGGAAGATTATTCCACAAAATGCAACTGGTTCCACAACACTAACATTGTCGGATTCCGGTAAGCACATTTTCAACACAACTGCTGCGCAGACTTATACAATTCCTGCAAACAGTTCTGTAGCTTATCCAATCGGAACAGCCCTTACATTTATTAACCAAGGTTCGGGTACTTCTACTATCGCTATCACTACAGATACAATGTATCTTGCAGGTGCCGGCACAACAGGTAGCAGAACACTTGCTGCGTATGGTGTGGCAACAGCTATCAAGATTACTTCAACATCTTGGATTATTTCAGGAACAGGTCTAACCTGATATAAACTGAAACAAATTAGCCCCGCAAGGGGCTTTTTTGTGGGATATAATATTCGCCAACTTCTGATAAATAATAGAGAACAAGAAGGAAGGCTATGGCAACTGGGATTATCTACAAAACCACTAACCAGATAAATGGTAAGTGGTATATCGGAAAATATCAGGGAAACAGACCCGGATATATCGGTAGTGGAAAAGCTTTAACAAATGCTATAAAAAAATACGGTAAAGAAAATTTTATAAGAGAAATCATAGATGTGGCCGAATGCGGAGTTCCGTTAGCCGAATTAGAGGTGCAGATAATTAAGGAAACAGGGGCAGTAAATAATCCAATGTCATACAACATTGCAGCAGGTGGTCAAGGCGGCAGGACATGGAATTATCCGCCAAGAACAAAAGAACATTGCGATAGAATATCTAAGGCACTGAAAGGGCGTAGTGGCGGAAAACGAACAAATGAAACTAAGAGTAAAATGTCGATATCCCGCAGAGCTCGCAATGACTTGTATAAAATAATACTTATAGACACCGGTGAAGAAATTATAACAAATTGCCTTGAAGAATTTTCTAAAAAATATAATGTATCTGGTAAAACTTTAAGATATTCGGCAAAAGAAAATATTGTAGTAAAGGGGAGATTTCTTGCTACAAAACAAGGAGTAGAATAATGGCAATTAGAAAAAGTGTTCTAATGCTTACAAACACCGGTACACACTGGAATGTCTTTGGTGAGCCCATCAGAGCTGATGCGTACTATGGTTATACCGACGGAATACACACAGTTCAGGTAATTTACCAGAATTTTGTAGGTGGTTTTGGCCTACAAGGAACTCTTGCACTAAAACCCGAACCAGAGGATTGGTTTTGGATTAAGCTAAACCCGATGGGCGATGTTTATACACCATTTATTCCATTCCCAACTGACCCTTATGCACCAACAGGGGCTAATGGTGGTGATACAGGTTCGATAGCAACAACTTTTATAGGAAACTTTGTTTACCTAAGAGCTGTTCTAACAAGAGATTATATTCAACCACCACCGACAAATCCCCAATGGCAGACATGGCAATGGGGACAAATCGATAAAGTATTACTGAGCTTGTAAGGAAAATATATAATGGCAATAGTAGGACAAAATGCACTGTTAAACCAGTACATGCCCACCTTTTTTATTAAGGACCTTAGGGACGGTCAAACAGTTCGTTATGACTCTGTTAGAAAAGCATTTGTTAATGCAGAAGGTGGTGGCGGTGGTGGTGTTGATAGACTAGGCGAATTACTTGATGTTTCAGATTCAGTTGATAACCCGCTAAGTCTACAAAATGGCCAGGCTCTTGTTTACAATTCATTTACAAGTCTATGGGAAAATAAATTCATAGACTATAATACATTATTGAATAAACCAACAGTTGGTTCGGGTTCAGTAACAAGCGTTTCTGTTGTAACAGCAAACGGAGTGTCTGGTGTAGTTGCTAATCCAACCACAACACCTGCAATTACACTTACCTTAGGAAATATTACACCTTTAAGTGTTCACGCAACAGGTACTGTTCTAGGTTCAAATTTAAGTGGAACAAATACCGGGGACCAAACAATTATTCTTACCGGTGATGTCACTGGTTCTGGCACAGCAAGTTTTCCTACAACGCTATCTGCAACAGGTGTTACAGCAGGCACATATGGAACAAGCACAACAGTTCCTAGAATTACAGTAGATACGAAGGGTAGAATCACAGCGGTAACAAATGTCCCAATTTCAGAATCTGGATTAGGTACAGTCACTTCTGTTTCTGCAAATGGAACACAAGGTGTTACAACTTTAGTTACAAATGCTACCACTACGCCAAATATTACAGTCGGCTTAGGTAATATTACTCCTACTTCTGTAGCAGCAACAGGCACCGTAAGCGGTTCTAATTTATCCGGTACAAATACAGGCGATCAGACCATTGTACTTAGTGGTGACGCAACAGGTTCGGGAACTGGAGCATTAACATTAACACTTAATACAGTGAACTTGACACCGGGTGTTTATGGTGATGATCACTTCGTACCGACAATAACTGTTAATAATAAGGGTTTGGTAACTTCGATAACTACACAGCATGTCGACACAACTGTTCGTGATTTAGTTCCAGAAACAGAAACATTTGTAGTTGCACCAAGGCACCAATATATAGTAACCGGAGTTCTTGAAGTAGACGGTTATATGATCAACAACGGAGTTATAGCTATATTATGAGCACACCAGCAAGAATTTTAATGGTCGAGGGAGATACCGTTCCTCCAGCACCGACGAACGGACAAATTCTGTTCTATGCTAAAACAAGCGGTACATTCTATTCGTTGAACTCGTCGGGAGTTGAAACACCTTTAGGCGGTGGCGGCGGTGGCGGAGTTTCCTCTGTTTCTGTTGTAACAGCAAACGGTGTCTCTGGCGTGGTTGCTAACCCGACTACAACACCTGCAATTACACTAACTCTTGGTGCAATTACACCAACAAGTGTAGCAGCAACAGGCACTGTAACAGGTAGCAATTTCAGCGGATCGAGTTCGGGTACAAATACCGGCGATCAAACAATTACATTGACAGGCGATGTTACCGGTTCGGGAACAAGTTCGTTTGCAACAGCATTATCAGCAACAGGTGTAATTGCTGGTTCGTACACCAATGCAAATATTACAGTTGATTCAAAAGGTAGAATTACTTCAGCAAGTAACGGTGCAGCAAGTGGTGTTTCTTCCTTTAATACAAGAACAGGTGCAGTTACCCTAACAAGCGGTGATGTAACAACAGCATTAGGATTTACACCGGGGCAAGGAACAGTAACATCTGTTACCGGTTCGGGTGGTACAACTGGATTGACACTAAACGGTGGTCCAATTACAGGTTCTGGAACACTTACTCTAGGTGGGACATTAATTGCAGCAAACGGCGGTACTGGTATTTCGACATATGCAGTCGGTGATATTCTATTTGCCAGCACAACATCAGCACTTTCAAGATTAGCAGATGTAGCAACAGGAAATGCATTAATTTCCGGTGGTACAAACACAGCACCAAGTTGGGGTAAGATTGGACTAACAACTCATGTTAGCGGAACATTACCTATTGCCAACGGTGGTACCGGAGCAACAACTCAGGCTGGTGCAGCAAATGCAGTTCTTCCAACACAGTCTGGCAATAACGGCAAATTCCTAACTACTGATGGTACAAATGTTTCTTGGGCAACCGTAGGCGGTGGTTCGGGAACAGTAACATCTGTTTCTGCAACAGGTTCGTCGGATATTTCAGTTGGTGGCTCACCAATTACAACTTCCGGAACATTAACATTTGCATTGACAACAACAGGTGTAACAGCAGCCACATACGGTAGTGCAACTCAAGTTCCTGTATTTACAGTAGATTCCCGTGGTAGAATTTCAAATGTTACAAATACCACAATTACAGGTGGCTCAAACACACCAGAAATCGTTGTATTTCACTATAGTGCGGGCGGCGCAGGAACATTTACGCCAGTTGATGCAATCTTTTCGCAGACATCTGGTGTTACAGCAACAGTAACAGATGGCGCAAACTGTATTGCAACATATGCATTTACTGGTAAATCTAATCCACCAAAGTCCATTACAACTTATGGACAGAATTTTGCAGCTAACACATTCAACATTAAAGATACCACAAGTTTACCATCGGCAAGTATCGTTGGTGGTGGTACATCTGCTTCGCCAGATCTTGCTAATGGAATTTTTAGTGCAACCAATGTAGTAACATTGCAAACAAGAATGTCAGACACAGGAGCATCGTCAACAGTCGGCAATAGAGCCTGGTTAATTGTTGTTTTTGGATTCTAATAAATGGCTTTTCTAAATATACCACTAAAATCAATTCAGGTTAGTATCAACACGGTTGTTGGTACTGAAACCATGCCTTGGTATAATCCTTTAAGTTTCCCAATTGGTCCCGGCGATCCTATGCCTGCACCTATTCAGAAAGATTTTAGATGGCGTGTGGTTATGAATGTTTCTAATCAAGAACAAAGTTCATATATCACAAGAGATCCGGGAACATACAATGGACAGGATATTACTGTTGGGCAATGGATTGCTAATTTAACAACAGGTCAGGCCTGGCAGATTATTTTAATTGAATCTAAATCTACAACTTCTGTAACAGCTATTGTACAGGATATCTATAGATACAATACTTTTAGAGATCCTGCACAAGTTGGTAACGGTGGTCCTGCCACAGGAACATATGTTGTATTCAACATAGGTGATGGCGGCCTGCCACAGATTGATCCTATTCCTCCTGCAGGTGCATCGGCACAATTTTCTCAAAATATTCAAAGTAGATTTGAATACATAAATTTACAATATGATTATCCGTTATATCAATCGGGTAATACTTTTGTTGTAAATGATACGATTGCAGCAGATTCGGACACAAATCAATTTGTATTATCAGATTCAACAAACAGAATTGTTATTGGTAGAGTAACATCTATTTCTGATACAATATCCGGTTGGTTCACTATTAACCCTGTTCAGAAGATTGTCGATAATTTAGATTATCTCCCCGGTGGCGTTGGCGACATTATCTATTCATCTTTGACTGTTCCGGGCGGCATAACAACAACCCCCGGCGGTTCTCAACTTTATATTAAGTTAAGAAATAATACATCTTCTATTTCCCTTAGTACAGCACCTGGGCCAACAACAGCAGGCAATGTTTTTCAGCTCAACGGAGAAAATATTACCGTTGGTGGTGCAGGAACCGCAGCAAATGTTATTTCTGCAACAAATGCAGTTTCTGGAACAACAGGAGTATCGGCATTATCTGTTCTTTCAGCATCATCTGTGCAGACAAACAATGGATTAATTTCTCCTACATACGGTGAACCTGTTCTATGGGCATCGAGCTCACCGGCAACGGCAGTTATTAATGGAACAACTGTAATATTTAACATTGTTTCAACTGATCCAGGATATGAAGATTATTCCAGACCTGCGCAGATGGCGCAGGCCATCAACAATGCAAACATTTCTAATATTGTTGCATCTACTCCCAGCACGCTTGTATTAAAGATAACCAATACATCAGGGGGTAGTATTACCATAACAAACGGTTCGTCGGATGTTAATGGAGTTCCATTTGGTGGTGCAAATTCTGGATCTGGTTTAGCCCTTTTCACCCCAGCAAGTACATCGTATCAAATTCAATTTACTGCTGTGGATGCTCGTCCTATTAATTTCTTAGATGTTATCGGAACTACTGTAGACGACTTTGGTTTAATTTCAGTAGAAAATGGCGTTAAGGCGTGTGGTTTATACATCGAAGAAGGACTAAGAACAGCAACATCTACCGTTGTTACTAATCTCACACAACTGAATACACTTAGCCCATTAATTGGTGACCAAGCGTATGTTATCGATAGCGGCGATGCCCAAGGCAACAATGCTAATGAATGGAGTTTATGGTTATTTGATGGAACTAACTGGATTGAAACAAGCAATCAAGATAGTGCTTCAACTGATGCGAAATCTCTCGAATATACCGTTACAACGGCAAGTCCATCCTCGATAAATATCGGTGAAATAAGCACAGGAAGAAGAGTAACATTGATCACTGTCGAAGTAATGACTCCGTTTGATCAACCAGCAGCATTATCAATTGGCTATCAAGTCAATAATACCGTCCCGCCTCCGCCTGTCCCATCTGGATTAATGATTAGTGGACTAATAGATTTAACAGTTTCCGGTACTTATACAACCAGCACAGACATACTTTTCGGCACAGACACAGTACAAGGTGATGTAACTATAACAGCAGATTTTCAAAATAACGGTGCATCCACCGGTACTGCTCAAATTATAGTCTCTTATGTATAAAATAAAATCTTTTGGATAAATAAAGCGTAGAAGGCCAGTGCGGCCCGATAAATTAGGAGAAAAACAATGTCAAATGTAAAGAATTTCGGTCTCATTGGCGTAGGTGCAGATCTACAATTTGGTAAGGCCGGTACACGCCTTGTCAACAATGCAGGCACATTCAATTTCAAGGCAGCAAACGGTTCGACCGATGCAGCTTTAACAGCAGCAGGAATTACATCCTCTGCAGGTAACGTAACACTTACCACAGGTGATTTAGTATTAACTGATACTGCCGGTGTTCTTACCGTTGGTACAGATACAACACTTAGCCGTGCTCAGGCAGGCGTCTTCCGTTTCAATGGAACAGCAGCCGTTGTTATGCCAGCAGGTACAACAGGACAAGAACCAGGAACACAAATTGCTGGTATGTTCCGTTATAACTCGACACTCGGTGCTATGGAATACTCAAACGGAACATCATGGTTCCCATTGAGTTCGTCTGCAGCATTACAAACAGAAATCGATAACATCGAAACTTCGTTAGGTGGCGCTATTGATTCATCGGGTAACTTTATTCCAGGTGGATTCACTGGTGCAGTTATCGGCACAGTAGCAAGCTTCACAGAAGCTATTCAGAATGTAGCTAACTATGCATTGTCGAAAGACACTCTAGATGAAATTTTCCTACAAACGGGTGCTGGAAAAGTAATCTATTCTAACGGTACAAGCTGGCAACAAGCACTCCCGGGTTCGACATCCGGTGTTCAGAAATGGGATGCAGGTCTCGATAACCTTGCAGCACTCGCAGGAACAGGTATTGTTGTTGAAACAGCCGACGGTGTCTTCGCCAACCGTACTTTAGTAGCTCCGGCAGCCGGTATCACAATTACCGATGCCGACGGTGTAGCAGGAAATCCAACATTTGCTCTTGCTAATGACTTAGCAGCACTCGAAGGTCTTACAACAACTGGATATATTGTTCGCACAGGTGACGGTACAGCAACAACACGCTCTATGAATGTTGTTTCGGGTGATTTAGTTATCACAGGCGATGCATCTGGTGTTTCTACAGATACAACTTTCGGTCTTGCTACAGTTACTCAAGCAGCAACCGGAAACTTTGTTAAGGTCACACTCGATACCAAGGGCCGCGTAACTGGTAATACACCGGTAGTCGCAGCAGACATTACAGCACTTGTAGATGCAACATATGTAAACGTAACCGGCGATACAATGACTGGTTCGTTGACAATGGCCACAGGTACTCACATCACTCTAACTGATGATCCTGTAAACCCAACAGACGCAGCAAACAAGAACTATGTTGATAACGCAGTTACTGGTCTAACATGGAAGACAGCCGTTCTAGCAGCAACAACAACTAACGGAACTTTTGCTACAGCTTTCGCTAACGGCCAAGTTATCGACGGTGTTACACTTGCTACAAACGATCGTATCCTTATCAAGAACCAAACAGACCAAACACAAAACGGTATCTATATTGTTCAGGCTTCGGGTGCTCCAGTTCGTTCTTCGGATGCTAACACTGGTCCAGAACTTGACAGCGCGGCAGTTTTCGTTCAGACTGGTACAGCAAACGCTGATTCTGGATGGGTACAAGTAACATCCAATGTAACAATTGGTACTTCGAACATCGTATGGCAACAGTTCTCTGGTGCTGGTGCTTACACAAGCGGTGTTGGTATTGACATTACAGGTAACGTGATCAGTACAAGGCTTGGAGCAGGTATTGGTGAACTTCCAACAGGCGAAATTGGTGTTGATCTTTATGACCCAACAAACGGTGCAGTTATCCTTACAACAGATGGCACAACACCATCGACAGCAACCGGTGCTCAACTTTACTTGAAGCTTGATGCTGCTGGTGCTCTAGCACAGACATCGTCTGGATTAAAGATTAACGCAAATTCTGTAACCAATGCTATGATTGTTAATGACACAATGGTTGTTAATGGTGATACAGGTTCGGGATCGTTGGCATTAGGTGGAACATTAGAAGTTAAGGGTACATCTACTCAGGGTATCGTTACATCTGTTAACGGAACAGGAACATTTACCGTTACTGCTAGCAATGCTTCTTCTTCACAGAAGGGTGTCGCAACATTTGATGCTACTGAATTTACAGTAACAACAGGTAATGTTGTTCTTGGAACAGTTCCTATCGGCAAGCTATCTGCAAGTACAATTACATTTGCAGGTAACACAGGTACACCGGATGCAGTAGCTCTCGGTGAAACAGTTACAATCTCGAGTGCAGATTCTGCTATTACAACAACAGCAGGTGCAAACAGCATTTCAATTCAGCTTAACACGGTTGATGTTCCACACGGCGGTACTGGTGCAACATCGTTCACAGCTAACCAGATCCTATTCGGTAACGGTACATCGGCAATCCAGTCGGATGCAGGCTTAACATTCACACCTGGTTCACCAGTTGCCACATTGGCAATGGGTGGCGCTACTGGCTTAACATTGACAACCAATGCTACATCACATGATGTTACATTGACAGCAGCAGGTTCGAATGCTGATATCGTTCTTGTTCCAACTGGAACAGGCTCGGTTGTTGTTGGCCCAGTTGGTGCTGGTTTAATCCAGTCGGATGCAGCTACAGCATTAACAGTTCGTGGTAACACAACATTGACACTTGAGTCCGGTACAGGCAGCACCACAATGGTTCTACCATCCGGCACAAGCAACAAGGTTACAGTTTCTGGCCCAACAGCAGCAGATTATGCTACTGGCTTGGCAGCAGCAGATCTCGTCAACAAGCAATATGTTGATGGTGCTATTGCTACCGGTGCTTCAGCTGGTTCTGTTAAGGCAGTTACAGCAACAGTTAGCTTGGCCTCCGCAGGAACAGTTAACGTTGGTGCAGCTCTCCCAGCAGGTGCAACAATCCTTTCTGTTAAGGTTAATGTTACAGCAGCTGACACAGCAACTGGTACACTCCAGATTGGTAAGTCAGGTGGCGGTCAGTACATGGCTACAACAGAAAACGATACACAAACAACTGGTCTATACCTTGCAGAAACATATGTTGTTGAAGCAGGTTCTGTACAAGTACAGGCAACAGTTGGCGGCACACCAGGTGGTTCTGGTTCCGCACAAGTATTCGTTGAGTACAAGGTTGCAGGTTAATAGTTTCTAACTAACCTAAAATCCAAAGCCCCTCCCCGGAGGGGCTTTTTTACGGCTATTTCGTATAAATATAGGTATATTAGGAGATTTCCAATGTTTAGAGAACTTTGCAGACTCTGTAGAGAGTCATTACAGGATAATGCTACTGGCAGATATTCACATGCCCGCGTTATTGCTATGTTGGTTGCATTCGCTGCGACTATTTTTATGTGGAAACTTATACTGCTAGGTGGTATGAGTTTGGATTATTTTGTTGCGTATCTTGCATACGGAACTGGCCACCAAACACTTAATAAGTTTTTAGAAACAAGAGACAAGGCCCGACCTGTTGCTGTACCACCTGCTAAGGAAGAGGAAGATCCTCCACCAAAGCCTCCAAAGCCATGATTTGACATTCAAATGTAACTATGTTACTCTATAAAAATGACGAGTATTGTTTTTACATTTGGCCGAATGAATCCTCCAACAAAGGGGCATGAACGGTTAGTAAAGAAGGTAGTAGAAACTGCCAAAAAAATCGGTGGAGACCATGCAGTGTATCTGTCACATACACATAGGGCACCCACCGATCCTCTTGAGTGGAATTTCAAGCGCCGTGTTTGCGAGAATGCATTCAAAGGTGTAAATATATCGAAAGATGAATCAATCCGAAATCCCTTTATTGCACTCGAGTCTTTTATAGGCAAGTACGATCGTGCTATCTTTGTTGTTGGTAGCGATCAATTACCTGAATTTACACAAAGAATGTTACCTTACGGCCCGTTGTGGGGTATAGATTTAGAGATTATATCTGCCGGTGAAAGATTGGCTGAATCGCGTGGCATAGCAGGTATGAGTAGTACCAAAATGCGCCAATATGCATTAGAAAATAACAAGGAAAAGTTCTATGAAGGACTTGCTGGTAATCTAAGTGCATCACTAAAGAAGCTTGTCTTATCTAATACCCAAAAAGGTATGAAAAAGCCTAAATAGGATATTTAGTGTGAGTCTTTTTCTTTCCAAATAATTTTTTAATTCTATCTTGATTTATTTGTAAATCAGATTTTGTTTCTTTTGATAACACCGACTCGAAAAAATATGCTGATTTCTTATCGAAAAATTCAGCAACGATATAATGATCAAAATTATCAAAGTTTTCTTTTACATACGCATTTGATGTAAAATATATTTTTCCAAAATCCTCAGATGACGGTAGATAGTTTTTATATCTATAACCGATATAAAATCTTCCTGTATTCTTTTCAATGCACATATAAACATATGGCATCTTTTTTGTAGATTTTTCAAAAATTAACATCTAATATTTACCGATAAAATTGTGCGGTCGCAGCAATTCTGATAAATAAGTTACACTACAAAAACTATGCTCATGGTGAGATAGTTCAATCAGTGGCTTAACTGCACTAAGGAAATAATATCATGTTTACAACATCAACACCACAAGAATTTTTCAACTTAACCCAAGACTACCTAAAGCTCTTTCCAAAGAATGAGCACGATGTAAGAGAAGTAGCAAGCAAGGTTAAGGGAGTTTACATTTCTGAGACAAAGAAAGCACTCGAAATGCTAAAGACTTATAACAAGGCAACATCGGGAGATGCTTCCCCTAATGAAATTGCTTCTGCAAATAAGCTAGCACAGGAACTAATGGTAACAGCACGATTTGCTGCATTCATGGCAATTCCTGGATCTATTTTTGCATTGCCAGTTGTTTCAAAGGTATCGAAGGAATTTGGCGTAGACTTTGTACCACAAAGCGTAGCTAAGGAATTCAACCTTTAATTTATTGATGCATTTATAAAAGGGCCTTCGGGCCCTTTTTCAATAAATATGTACATTATGCAAAATTTACCAAAATCTAAAGAAGAAGCACTATTGCAAAATTCAAATCTTTATTTTACCGGAATTCCATGCTGCAGAGGACATATATGCGAGCGCAGAACATCGACCAATAAATGTATTTTGTGTGCTAAGGAAATAGGATTAAAATTCACATTAAAAAATAAAGATAGAGTAGCACAATATCATATCGATAGGAAAAAAGAAAATCCAAAACAATACCTATTGCATGGCGCCAGAGTGCGATCAAGAAAATATAATATACCCTTCGCTATTACATTAGATGATATTATAATTCCGGAATATTGCCCCATACTAAATATAAAACTAGAAATAAATACAGGTGGTTATAAAGACAATAGCCCGAGCCTTGATAGAACTATACCAGAACTTGGATATATTCCTGGTAATGTAATGGTTATCTCAATGAGAGCAAACATGATTAAGAATAATGCCACCGTTGAAGAACTTGGAAAAATTTATCACTATCTTTTATCAATAAAATAAAGATTTTTTAGATAAATAGTAATATGAGAATAATTGAAATTCTATTACCGAAGGGCATTGACAGAAGTTTATCACCGCAGACTGTGCGTAAGATAGATAATCTCCAGACACGCATGGACAAATATGTTGATGCTATCCTTGATCCTTCGACCACACCCAACGGTAGAGAATTTCTAAAAACACGCCTACGCGACGATTATTATGAACTTAGAAGCATTATGCCTCATATTCATAAAGTTGCAGAAGCAGTTCATAAACTTCCATTATCTAATGAAGATTTTGATTTGATAAAGGAAGTAATGAGCAGGCCAATTCCTGCTGCTATTGCACCTATCTATATTTCCGAGATTATCGATGATGACGAATTCAACGGCATCTTACTAGAACTAGAAGATTCCGATCCAAACCTAGACGTTCGCCCGCTCATTGTAGAATGGTTCAACCGCGTAATGCCAGACCAAATGTATCGTTTCGCCGATAATCAAGATGGCGAAAATCAAAAGAAAGGACTCCTATCCCCGATACACGGATATGATCCTCATATGTATAAGGGCGCCAACGACCCACTAACGGGTAACGCATTCGGCCGCCGCTGAAACTTTTGACTTTCAGAAACAATATTGCTATACTTGCAACAAAGCTAAGTATTAGCATAAAGCTCAAGGAGTCACATGGCTAAGTTATCCCCAGAAAATGTCTCACGATTGAAACAACTCGTTGCAGACGGTGTACAAGTATTACAGGAATGCGAAGATCTAAAGCAAGGTCTAAGCGAAACGGTAAAAGCCATCGCTGAAGAACTCGAAGTCAAGCCAGCCCAGTTGAATCGTCTAATCAAGGCTGTACAAAAGGGCACAATGAACGATCAACGCGAAGCTTTTGACGAGTTAGAGGAACTATATAAGGCCGGGGGTCTCGGCTAATGTATGTAGACTGCCTCTTCAAACGTGGCGGTGATAGTGAAGTAATCAAGGTTGTAGAAAGAGTAAACGGTAAACGAGTTTACCGTGAATTTCAGCCTGACTATCACTTCTTCATGAACGATCCACGCGGATCGCACAAATCCATCTATGGCGACACAGTAAAGAAAGTGGTTCCACGATCTTTTACTGAAAAGCAAAAATTGGTAAAATCAATGTCGGGTAACGTAAAGAAATGGGAAACAGACGTTGATCCCATTTTTCGTTGCCTTGAACAAAACTATCAGCATATTGATGCACCACATCTAAATATTGCATTTTTCGATATTGAAACCAGCTTTGATAAGGAATCAGGCTGGTCAGAAGCATCCGACGCAGATAACTTTATTACCTCTATTTCTATTCATCTACAATGGTTAGATGAAATCATTTGTTTGGCACTTCCACCAGAGACGCTTACGTGGGATGAGGCACAGGCTATTGCGGATGAAGTGGGTAATGTTGTATTGTTCAAGTCAGAAGGCGAAATGCTTCAGGCATTTATGGATGTTGTAGAAGACGCAGACGTTCTTAGTGGTTGGAATAGTGAAGCATATGATATCCCGTACGTGGTAAATCGTATCAAGAAAGTCTTAGGTAAACACGAAGCAAGGAAACTATGCTTGTGGGAACAAGAGCCAAAGGTTAGAGAGTTTGATCGTGGTGGAAAAGTTCAAAACACATACGACTTGATTGGAAGGGTACACGTAGATTACCTCCAGCTTTACAAGAAATACAACTACGAAGAACGTCACTCCTATGCGCTGAATGCTATTGCAGAAATTGAGCTTGGTGAAAACAAGGTCCAGTACGAGGGAACACTGGACGAGTTGTACAACGATGACTTTAAGAAGTTCTTAGAGTACAACATTCAAGATACACGATTACTTGATAGATTAGATAAGAAGCTTGATTTTATTAGCCTGGCAAACTCTATTGCGCATTCCAGTTGCGTGTTAATTCAAACAACAATGGGTGCGGTAGCGGTAACTGACCAAAACGTACTAATGGAAGCACACAGTAGAAATATGGTGTGTCCAGACAAGAAGCATAGCAAAGACGAAACGTCTACAAGAGCAGCAGGCGGCTGGGTTGCAACACCCAAAAAGGGATTTCATAAGTGGATCGCATCTACTGACATGAAGTCGCTATATCCATCTGTCATTAGAACGTTCAACATGAGTCCTGAAATGATTGTAGGGCAGATTAGACTTGATAGAACAAATCAAGCAATCAAAGATTGGGAAGCTAAGGGAGCGAAATATACATTTGCATCTTGGTGGAACGATAGATTCAATGTGCTCGAAATGGAAGATTTTTACAATCAGGATATTGGCAACAAGCTTATTCTTGATATGGAAGATGGGCAATCATTTGAAGTTACAGGTAAGGAGCTATATGAACTAATTTTCAATAGTGGCCAACCTTGGTGTATTAGTGCAAACGGCACAATCTTCAAGACAGATACAGACGGTGTGATTCCGGGTCTATTAACTCGCTGGTACAGTGAGCGTAAGACACTACAGGCAATCATGACAAACTATCAAGACATCGAAGATAATGCTAAAATCGAAGGTATACAAATACCCGAAAGTTTGTTTACTAATGCAGATATTAGTGATGTTGAGACAAAGGCTAATCCCTATCTCGAATCTGAGGCATATAAGCCGAAAAAGCTAAAGGAACTAATTACAGAAGGGCATAAAAAGCGTGTTGTTCAGTACATGAATCAACACAACCTTATGGTTAAGGACGGTAAAGCTATCCACAGGGATCAGAAGGACCTAAAGCGTATTATCGGATTCTGGGATAAACGCCAGCTGGTAAAGAAGATCAACCTGAACTCTGCATATGGCGCTTTGTTGAATGCAGGTAGCAGATTCTTCGATCAAAGATTAGGACAATCGACTACATTGTCTGGTAGAACTATTACCAAGCACATGGCAGCTAAAACAAACGAAATGATGACGGGGGAATATGATCATTACGGTAAAGCCATCGTCTACGGGGACACCGATTCCTGCTATTTCTCTGCGTACCCTATTCTTAGAGAAGAAATCGAGCGTGGAGAAGTTGAGTGGACAAAGGAAAGTATTATTGAAACTTACAACGCATTAGCGAAAGCAGTTTCAGCAACATTCCCGGAGTTCTTGCTGCAAAAGCTAAATGTTCCTATCAAGCGTTCAACTGGTGTTATTGCTAGCTCACGCGAAACAGTATCTGAATCTGGTATCTGGATGGTTAAGAAGCGTTATGCTTGCTTGATGTATGATAAGGATGGCATTAGATTAGATGTGGGCGGAAAACCTGGCAAGGTTAAGGCTATGGGTCTTGACTTGAAGCGTGCAGACACACCTAAGTTTGTTCAAGAGTTCTTATCTGAAATCTTATTAGATACACTTACAGGTAAGGGAGAAGCGGCTGTTATTGAAAAGATTCGCTTATTCAAAGAACAGTTTGAGGGTATGAAGCCATGGCAGCAAGGTACACCGAGAGCTGTCAATAAGTTATCACATTATCGTGATAAGCTGGAAGATGCAGGATTCAAGAAGGCAAAGGGTATACAAGTAGGAAATCTGCATGTTCCTGGACACGTTACAGCAAGTCTAAATTGGAATCGCATGAAAGAAATCAATATGGATCAACATGCGATGAAGATTATCGACGGGCAGAAAGTGATTGTTTGCAAACTAAGAGATACACCCGAAAACAAGCTTACAAGCATTGCATATCCTGTAGACGAAGTTCACTTGCCAGACTGGTTCCTGAACTTACCATTCGACAGCGAAGGTATGCAAGCAGGTATTGTAGACCAAAAGGTAAAAAACTTACTTGGTGTTCTAAACTGGGATCTTAGCAGAACCAATAAAGAACATGCACACTTAGAGACTCTGTTTGACTTCAGCGCAGTCTGAAATTTGACTAAGTCAACACCGCACTGTATAATAATCAGAATAGGAGAAGTTGTGGAACAATATTTTTCAAAACAAGATAAAACAATCAACGGAGTAACTCAGTTACTTCATTATATTCTTGAAGATAACAGTTCTGGTGTTATTAGGAATATTGTCAAGAACCTAAAACAAGATCAATTAGATGAGTTTTTAGATAAACACACCTATGTAACACATGCTACAGAAAGCATGCCCGTATTTAAACCTAAGGAATAAACATGCTATTAGACGCATTCAAAGACATTATCAAGCACACAAGCAGTCTCGGCATTATCGAGATGGTGAAGCTTATGGGCACAGCAGCAACAACCAAGCTAGAAACAAAAGATATCGATAATACCGTTATCATCTACGGTGAAATGTATCAACCAATTAGCGGTGTTGATACAACATTAGGACTATCGCGCCTTGCAGTGCTGAAGGGCTATATCGGCATGCACGAAGAATCAACTGTGACTATTTCAACAGAAACACGCGCAGGGGTTACAGTTCCTACAGAGATTGTATTCGACAACGGCGATGGATTTGTATCAAACTACAGATTTATGTCCGAGTCCATGATCAACGAACAAATTAAGGTTCCGCCTTTCAAGGGTGCAACATGGGATGTTGTTACGGTTCCGTCAAAAGCAGCTATTTCAATGCTTAACGACAACTTTGGTGTATTAGGTACATTCGAAAAGCGTTTCATTGTTAGCGTAGACAAGGGAACACTGAAGTTTAGTATCGGTACAGGACCGACAGACAGAACAACAGTTCCGTTTGCTAAGAATGTTACAGGCACACTAAAGCACCAGTGGTCTTATCCGTTGGCACAAGTTCTTTCTATCCTGAAGCTTACAGATAATGCATCGAGCTCGACTATGAGTTTCTCAGATCAGGGTGCCCTTAAGATTGACATCGATAGCGGCATTGGCAAATATTCATACATCGTACCTGCAGGCAAAGCGTAATATGGAAGATGAGCCGGAGTTCAACGAAGTTATTTTAGCGTTGAAATATCCGGATTATCACAAATGGCGTGATTTAAAGGCTGCCAAGGCACGCGGCGGTTATTGGCCCGATGGGTCTATAGTGCGCCTTAGTGATCCGGAAATGAAACCATATATGGATTACGAGATGGATCGTATTAGAAACGATCCAGAATATGCACGCAAGATCCTGAATAACTTAGGCCTTTATAAACAAAAATTACACGATACTGACGACGATTTGCCTAAATAAAGTATGGACGACATAGACCGCACTTTTGAAAAACTCAAGAAACAAGATTATAAGACTGTCGAAGGTCTAGTAGGTAATCGTCTTACAGTTAATCCATATACATTTGAACTACACCTTCATAAGCTTTATCACCGCATCGTTATAGATTGTGGTTGGACAGTAGAAGAATTCCTAGACGAACTAAACAACAGAAAATTCACATGACAAATAGCAGAGTAAATTTCACAGAAAGACACGAAGAAGGTGGCTGGGCTAAGTATTTGCCTGCTATCAGCGGATTCTACACTACACATTTAGGTAAGGATTTGTCTGACGAAACATTCGTTCCTGCAGATCGCCTACCTAAAAAGTTCGAGTTCGGGTTGCAAGGACTAAACTTCTTAGATCCGGAATATAGTTATTTCAATTATAAGTATGGATTGTATTCAGCAGGACACGCTGAACGTAAGCTAGATAAATGCGATGATCGCGAACCCATGATACACAAGCGTGACCGAAAGAACACTGTACTTGTTGGTGACTCAGGGGGCTTTCAGATCGCAACCGGCGTTATTAAGCTTGATTGGGCTACGGTTAAGACACCCGCAGGCGACAAGCTAAGAGAAGAGATCTTGCGTTATTTAGAGCATACAGCCGATTGGTCAATGACGCTCGATGTACCAGCATTTGCTGCACTGCCACCACTGAGCGAAAAGACAGGACTTACAAAGTTTGAAGATTGCTTAGATGTGTCAATCTACAATTTAGATTATTTCATGAAGAATCGTGTGCCTGGTGCAACTAAGTTCTTGAATGTAATGTCTGGTAGTAGCAATGAAAACTCCAAGCAATGGTATGATGCAGTAAAGAAATATAGTATTCCTGCAGAAGTAGAGAAAATGGGATATACTGTAGATCGCACATTAGAGGGTTGGGCGTTCGCTGGTATCAATATGAAGAACATGAAAACTGTTCTTGAAAGAATGTTGGATCTGCGTCGTGACAACCTACTTGGTGGTAAGGATTGGATCCACTTTCTGGGTATTGGCAGACTTGATTGGGCATGCTATCTATCGTCTATCGAACGCCTGTTAAAGAAATATGATAATCCTAACATCAATATTAGCTTTGATGCTGCATCACCGTTTGTTGCTGCAGGCGGATATGCTCTGTCGTATAATTATAACTATTTCAAGCCAGATCAACTTACATATGCAATGGGCAGAGGTATTGATGATAAGGGCCTGAAAGGTAGTAATAGGGCGATGCCGTTCCAAGGACCTATTATGGAAAGACTTACTGCCGGCGATATGTGCGTTATGGGTCCCGGTGATCTAAATAAACACGGCAAAGAAGGTAAGACAAGCTGGGATACAACTACGTATGCATTGGTAATGGCACATAATGTGTATAACCATATTCAGGCAGTACAAGAAATCAACAGGCTGGCTGATATCGAATATGCGGTTCGTAAAAATGTGGATTATAGGGACTGGTATCAAATGCGCGACAGGAAGAAGCAAACAAATCTTAGCGACTTTGTTCCTAACTCTATTTTATTCTTCAACAACTTTGTGGAGGTATTACTTGATCCTTCCAATAAAGATCCGTATAATATGTTGAAGGAGAATCAAGCTTTCCTTGACTACGTTAGCTTTGGTGATAAGAAAGCAACAACAACGTTTAGTTCGTTGTTTGGAGAAGAAGACAACCACAGCAACGACGAGCATACGCCAACAGGCGAGGAGCTTGCAGGTCTTGATAAGGAAGACCTAATAGACTTAGATGAATGAGAGACTTCAGAAGCACCTATCGACTTTAGAACAGTTGATAGGTTTACAGAAAGAATCCGTATGCCGCGGTGACCCTGCGGTGCAATATATGCATGGTATGCTAAATGGATTAATATGTGCCCATGCTATATTTTCTGATTCCTCTCCAGTATATCATAGTCGTCCTTTTAGAAAAAGACATACAAGAGTAAGACATAAAGTAAAACAAGGAAGTTAATGACAAATAAGGTATGTATATATCACGGTAATTGCGCAGATGGATTTACAGCAGCATGGGTAGTTAGGCAAGCACAAGGATCTGAGGTTGAGTTTATCCCGGGATTCTATCAAACAGAGCCTCCCGATGTTACAGGTAAAATCGTCTACATGGTAGATTTCAGCTATAAGCGTCCAGTTATGGAGAAGCTTATTGCGCAGGCAGAAAAATTTATTCACATTGATCATCACGATACAGCAATTAAGGATATGGAGGGCTTTGATGCCCCTAATTTCTTTACAATGTATTCCCCGGATAATTCGGCCAGCGGAGCAATGCTTACCTGGCTTTATTTTTATCCAGATATTGCTGTGCCTGAATTTATTAAACACATCGATGATAGAGATCGCTGGCAATTTAAATTACGTGGTACACGCGAAATTCAGGCAAATGTATTCAGCTATGAATATACGTTTGAAAACTGGGATATGCTTGTAAATCAAGCATTGGATGAGCAAATCAGAGAAGGCTCTGCCATTGAACGCAGAATGGCAAAGGATGTTAAGGAATTGATTGGTGTGGTAGTGCGCAGAATGAACATTGCAGGTTATAACGTGCCTGTAGCTAATGTGCCATACCAGTACGGTTCGGATATATGCCATGCACTCTGTAAAAATGAGCCTTTTGCGGCGTATTACTACGATAAACCTACAGGACGCGAGTTTGGCCTAAGGTCAGAAGCTGGCGGCGTACATGTAGGCGAAATTGCTACAAAATACGGTGGTGGAGGTCACGAACACGCCGCCGGTTTTAGAATCACTTACGGTGGTGCAAAGCACTTTGAATTATGAAACCTTGGTTTGCATGGTATCCTGTAAACATTGATAATAAGTGGGTATGGCTAAGGACAGTCGAAAGGGAGCGGCATCATGCTTTCTTAGATGCACGTCCGTTTGGTGATTATCCTTCCTATCCTGTTTCGGGTTATTGGGTATATAAAAATGTCAAAGAAAAATCCTAGAGATTCTGATAAAAAGCCATCTGAAATGTTTATGAGGGCTGTATCCGGCTTTGGTGTCGGTTCACCGGATTTAACATGTGGATGGTGCGGTAGATTACACCTTTGCCCCACCTCCGAGTCCTATACACAGGACGAAGACGAAGGAGTGGGATGGAGAGAAGATTGCGAAAGGCAATATAAAGAAGATCCAGATAATGTTGTATTGCATTGGGAATGGGATGCTATTTCGGGGCACGAGCTTAATGGTATACTTTTTGTAGATGATTGTCCGTGTAACGGTATTACAAGATACGAAACATTTATATGGAAAGAGCGGGAAACAATCCGCAGATACCTAAAGGCGCGCATTGAACAAGAGTATCAATGGGCACAAGAAGAACTCACACTTAACAAACTTGCAGGAATATAAAATGATCGGAAAGAAATTATTTGTAGTCGATGTAATCTCAAGCTTTCACAATCGTTATGTAATTGAGGCCGAAAGTCTCGAACATGCGTATGACGAAGTAACAATGATAGACTCGGGGAATGAAGAAGATTCCTTTGAGCCATTCTCGCAAAAGTTCTTAGGTGAGCAGATTATTGACGGTAGAAAGATTTCACCTAGAAAATTTCAAAAGTTACTTGTCGAATTAGAAAAATCCGGCGATGGTTCATATTGGATGGGCGAACAACTTATTAGAAAGATCGATTATAACAGATAAAATATGGCGAAAGAAGTTGAACATAAAGACCTATTAGGCAACCCTATAACAGAAAGTTCTAAGCTAGCGGTATCTCATCATAATAGCTTGAAAATTTGCTCTATCGTTAAGTTAAATCCTAAAATGCTTAGGGTAGTGCCTATTAACAGTAAGCGTAAATGGGCTGAAGGTGACGGATATTTAGTTTATCCCAGTCAGACTGTTGTGGTAGACGGACCGGATGTAATGGCTTACATATTGCGTGGCGATGGAACGTAGTAGAGATGAAGAAGCGGAAGAGATAATCCGCAGACTAAAGGCACCACCGAAGCCGAAACATAGGATGCTGACAGCAACCTGGGATTTTGTAACAACGGCGGACCTGCAGGTTACACACGGCATAGATTTAGAAAAAGAAATAACAGAAGCATTATCAGCAATGATAGCTGCCGAAATTGATCAAGAACTATTAGGAAAAATAAGGAGCACAAAATGAGAAAACTGTATTACATGGGTCTCGAATCGTACGAAGCCCGTTATACCTTACAACTGCAAGACTGGAACGAAAGAGTATTCAAGCTTAGAGGCATTGATTACGAGTGCGTTACAGGTACAGAGCTTGCAACAGATAAGAAGATTGTTACAGGTAGCGTTCTCGATGCTCACGGCCGTACATATTACAGTTTGATGCAGACAGCAAATCTTATCAAGCTTATGAAAGAAGGCAAGGTAACAAACGAAGATGTTATCTTCTACGAAGATATGTTTACACCCGGTATTGAAAGTTTGCCTTACATTCTAGAACAAGTCCCGGCAGCATATCGTCCGAAGGTATATGTTCGCTGCCTGGCACAAAGTATTGATCCGGACGATTTTGTCAATCGCGAAGGCATGGCACATTGGATGCGTAAGTTTGAACAAATGGTTGACGAGTTTGTTGATGGTATTTTAGTTGCAAGCGAAGAAATGGTTGCACACCTGCGTATTGCAGGAATGGATGCACCTATCTATGTTACAGGCCTACCGTTTGGTAAGGCTGAAGTGTTGAGCCGTGTTCCACTTCAACAGCCGCTTGTCAACAGAACAAAGCGTGTAGGATTTGCTGCTCGGTGGGATGACGAAAAGCAACCTGATTTTTACATGGATTTGGCAGAGGCTGTTTATAAGGATGCACCAGAAGTAGAGTTCGCTGTGTTCTGCGGACATCCGGAACTGAAGAGCAATCGGCAAGCATATGTAGATCGAGCAAGAAAGCTAGAAAAGGGTAACCAAGCCAACTTTAAAGTGTATACTGGCCTGAAAAAGGATGATTACTACCGGCTTTTAGCAGATTCTACCGTTTTATTCAACTGCGCACTTCAGGACTGGGTAAGTAATACAGTAAGCGAAGCTGATACGTTGGGAACTCTTACCTTATATCCCGCCTATCGTAGCTTCCCCGAAGTGTTTGCTAATAATGCGAAAAACATGTATATTCCGTGGAGCATTGAAGATGCTAAAACAAGGTTGCTAGATATGCTTGCAGCACCATGGAAATACGAAACAGGACTTATTAGCGCATGGCAGAATGGTACTATTGATCGCACTATCGATATTTTAGAAGGTGGTGGCAATCAATGGGCAAGAAATAGCAATGACTACAGAAAGTATGTAGCCAAGGCAAAATACTAATCAAGGAACAAAGATGAATAGAGATGGACATAAAGACGTAGTGTATTTCATTGGACCAGAAGTCGAACATACACCTGCATATTCGAAGAGAACATTGTTTGTCGTAGGCAAGCAGGATGTTGAACAGATTGAACGCATGGCAAGGGAATATAGGACTCCTCATATTTTCTTAGGTGCTAATCATTCCTTCAGTGTAGATCCAACAGATGGAACACTATACTGGGATAAGACAATTACTGCATTGCTAGATAAGGGATTTTGGGTAACTTTAGATTACCAGGCACATGAACACAAGTCAGTTCTGCTAATGCTTAACAAGGGTATTTGGCAGTGCCGTACTTTCGTACCATTACTGAGTGTTCGCATTCCTAATGTACAGACATCAAGTACCAATCTTACAATCAAGATTGACGATGTAGACTTCAAGGCAACAAATGCAGGTGTATGGTGTCTAAACCATCACGAAATTACAGATAGTAATCGTTTCACAGACTGGAATGATTATACAACTGATGAGGTTGTTGCTCCACTAGCAGGTCCTGTGCCTAATCCTGTTTTGCGTGTACCGGTTCCGACACCCGTGTTTGCAGATAACAACAAGCCCGAAGTAAACCTAGAGAAGGCTAAGGAAGTTGTTGAAGCTGCAAAGAATGATCAATCAATTGGATTAGATACATCTGCTGTATCACAATTGAAGCCGGAGGAAAATGCGCAAGAAACAGAAATTTCAACCCCGGCTGTGGCTAGCGTTAAGGACGCTGCTGAAGCTTATGCGGATGGAGCCACGAAGGATCCCCTCTCGTCGAAAGAACCGTCGAAGAAAGCTAAAGGCAAGGCATGATAAAAAGTAGAACTATTTTTATTACTTTCCAGAAGGAAGGTATTCATCGCTATCCGGATGCACCTGCAGGAGTTGAGTTCCTGCAACATCCACATAGGCATATTTTCCACTTTAGGGTTACTGTAGATGTTTTCCACAACGACCGTGACATCGAGTTTATCCTTTTCAAACGCGAACTTGAGGCTCTTTATTCTGCGGCAACTTTAGAGGTAGATTACAAAAGTTGCGAAATGCTCGCAGAGGATCTTATTGGCTATATTTCCACAAAGTACCCCGGTCGCAACATTTCTGTAGAGGTTAGCGAAGATGGGGAAAATGGCGCAACTCTTCAATATGTTCCGCAGGAAAAAAGTTGTGGCGGATGTTGCGGTAATTGAGGATCCGCATGCTAAAGAGTTTGGAGACAAATATAAAGTAGTCTTCAAACTCGAAGGACACACACATCGGCATTACGAAATGTTAGAATGGGTTAATAATAATACCGTTGGTTCTGCCGATGTAAGATTTATAGATAGTTCGGTATATTTTGCTTTTGAAAACGAAAGCGATGCAACCTTTTTCAAGATAAAATATTCAGTATGAGTGATAATATGAGTTCAACTTCAATGGCAGCTGGTGATCCATGGATTTACCAGTCTAATACTATTCCGACTTCTACATTTACAGCTGGTTCGGGGCTATTGGTATCTTCATCAGCGACAGCGACCTGGCAAAATATCGAACTTGATCTTCCTGCCAATAAAGATTTCAAAGAACTTGCAGATAGGATTGGCGAGATTGAAAAACAAATGATGGTTCTCAGACCTGATTTAGCAATGCAAGAAAAGTATCCTGCGCTAAAAGAAGCATACGATGCCTATCAGGTAATATTAGCTATTGTGAAAAGTAAAGGAACAGATGAAAAGCCATAAAGTTTTGATCACAGGTGGTGGGGGATTTATTGGAACACAAGTTGCGTGGGAATTAGCCCTTCACGGACACGATATCACTATTGTTGACAGAGAACTACCAAAACATCGTTATCCGGGAATCTACCGTGTAAGCGACTACCTGGAATTTTTTGAGAAAAACGAAACTCATTATGATACTATCGTTCACCTTGCTGCTGAACATATTGTTCCTGTTAGTGTAACAGAACCGGAGAAGTATTACACAAATAATGTGATAAAAATGAAGGCTATGCTTGACTATATGGTCGAGCGTCGCATCAAAAATATAATCTTTAGTTCTAGCGGTAATACATACGGCAGGCAAGGTGGCAATGGCGCTCTTATCGAGAACTTGTATTATGATCCGGAAAATCCATATGCAAGTACAAAGGTAACAGGCGAACTTCTTATCAAAGATTATGCAAGGGCATACGGATTGAAGTATGTAAACTTTAGATACTTCAATGCTGCTGGTGCAGATCCGCTATGCAGATTTGGATATGTACAACGCCCTGCAACACATGTTATTCCTATTCTTTGCAATAAGGTACTAAATGATGAAGTATTTCAAATCTACGGTAATGAATATTTTACGAAGGACGGGACTTGTATTAGAGATTATGTACATGTCGCAGACCTGGCAAGAGCACATTCAAAAGCAATAGAATATTTAGACGCAGGAAATGAAAACGACACATTCAATATCGGCGGCGGCAGTAGCGGTATCAGTGTCAAAGATTTAGTAGATGTTGTAGGTAAGGTAGTAGGCAAAACACCGTTGGTAGAATATGCACCACGACGAGAAGGTGACCCGGGTATTCTTGTAGCTAATATTCACAAAGCCAAAGAGAAGTTGGATTGGGAACCTATGTACAATATCGAACATATTGTGCAACATGCATGGGATTGGGAGAAGAAACTTGAAACAAGTGAATGAACATCAAGAAGAGTGTCTGAATATTCTGCAAGAAGAATGTGCGGAAGTTATACAGGCAGCTTCTAAAATCAAACGATTTGGATTAGTAGGTAAACGATTAGACTCGGATACTAATCTAAATAATTTAGAAACTGAGTTAGGTGATGTCCTAGCAATGGTAGAGTTAGTTATAAACTCCGGTTTAGGAGTTACACAAGCGGGTATCGAAGAAGCAAAGCGTGCTAAATTTGAAAGACTATCGAGGTATATGCACACATGGGACCAAACATTAGAAAGCTAAAAGAACTGTTCTCAAAACCAAAACAACCTATAGAGGAACCTATTGAAGATTCCATGTTAGGTACTAAAGATTTCACTATAGAGTCATATATCTACCCAGCCTCAACTGCGTCCGCGGCACAGATGACTAGCCAGACAGTAACTGCCGGAACAGGTGGTTCGTATATGTCTACCTCTACGAGCGGTTCGTATACATACACAATTCCCAGCACTGCAACTGCTGGTGCAGGGTATGTGAATATATCCGGTGGCGGTGGTGGAATATCAATTAGTAATCCTTTCTCGATAGGATCAATAGGTGCAATGAAAGGCCCTGCAGCCAATGTTCTTAAATTATCAAATGCAGGAAAAGAAATAGTCACACTGAATAAAGATGGGTCTGTTACTTGGCATGACGAAATTAATATAAATGAAGCGGCAGACGCATTTGCTAAATCATTGAGTTTAGGTGCAGAGCACATGGCAGGTATTACACAAGGTGTAAAGCAAAGGATGCGCGATAGTGTCTTTAATGATTTGATTGAGATTGCTAAAGAGAAAGGTTCTCTATCTGCAGATGACTTGACTTATCTGTTATCTGCTGCTAAAATAATGGAAAAACTAAAAGGACCGAGGGACTAATATGTTTGGAACAAATGAAATTGTCGGAAAGAAATATTTTAAGGATGCACCAAAGGATAGCTTGTTTGTAACAAGTATGTTCTTCACATTGCAAGGCGAGGGTCCCTTTGCCGGCCAACCTGCAATCTTCATTCGTTTGACAAAGTGTAATCTCGATTGCAGTTTTTGTGATACATTCTTTGATGATGGCGACTGGCTAACATTCAAAGAAATTGAAGCCAAGGTATATCACACAATCTGTGATTATTGGAATTCAAAGGGACAACCCGTCCCGTTGTGGGCATTACCGGCCGGCGGCGGCCCTTTGTATCCTAATATTGTAATGGTAATAACAGGCGGAGAGCCTTTACTTCAGGATAATCTTTCAGAATTTATGCGTCAACAAGCCGGTGACTTCAAGGCAATACAGATTGAAAGTAATGGTGTACTTGATACCGAAGTGCCGGAAGAAGTGGTGCTTGTTTGCTCTCCCAAATGCGGTGAGAAAGATGGCAAGCCTACAAAGTATCTGCGTCCAAGCAAGACTATTCTAGAGCGTGCTGATTGCTTGAAGTTTGTAATGAGTGCAGATCCTAATAGCCCATATCACACAGTGCCCGAGTGGGCTATTGAGTGGTCGCAGGTAAAGGGTGATGTATATTGCAGCCCAATGAATATTTACAATACCTTCCCGCAGAAGATTAAGTTACTTCGTGCAGAGAAGGGTAACATTACAATGGCTGAACGCAGCACTGTAGATGAAGTTATTAGCTTCTGGGAACCGGGTTTGCTGAACTTAGCAGAAAACCAAGCTAACCACGAATATACAGCAAGATACTGCATGGATAACGGCTTTAAGCTCAACCTGCAAATGCATTTATATGCGAGCCTTGCCTAAAGAATATCCTTACAGAGTTATATCTTGTAGTGAAAACAGATCTATACACGAATCTAAAAAAGCGTGGTTAGGTACACAAGGTATTCATTTTGGGGATTACGCTATAAGAGATCTTCCCAAGGATTATACAGGTACTAAATACTGGGGTGGACTAAATTTTTATTGGTGCTTTGCAGACGAAGAAACTGCTACTATGTTTAGACTAAGATGGAATAAAGAATGAATCCGGAGAAACTAAGCTGGGATATGTCCAAGACAGATTCTATGGTTATCGTAATCAGTTACGAAGGAAAGAAAGTAATGAGTCTTTCTTTACATGAAGCAATTGAATCTGCAGGTCGTAAAGCAATCATGAAGCATGTTCGCGAATGCGATAGGACACCGTGGTTGAAAAAATGGCACGACGATAAAATGGAACAGGAAATAGAAATCCTAAAGGGCAATGAAGTTTCTAAATAAAAAGAAGAAATACAGAGAGACATGGAAAACATCTCCACCACCACCAATACATCAAATGAAGGATGCTAAGAAATGGTGTCAACAAAATGTCAGCAAAGGTAAATTCTATTTCCACTATACAAACACTAGATGGTGGTTTGAATTTGAAGACGATGCTCTAGTATTTGCACTAATTTGGGGTAGTGGTTCGAGATGAATATTCCTGCAGAATTTATCAACCGAGTTTACAAAACCAGATTTTCTGGCCTACTTAGCTCAGCCAGGGAACTAGATCAGATTCAGAATCTTGCGGAAGGTTCTGAGATAGATGTTATATATGAAAATGGTAGGGCAGTTGTTGTTCTTGTTTTTGAGACACAAGAGGATTGTCTTGCTTTTACACTAAAATATGGAAATAAATATGCCTAAATTACCATTCGGGATTTTACCCGGACATTGGGGTCTTGCAGGAAAGACCAGAGAAATTGCACAAGCTGAATATGAGCTTACAGGTTACGACCTTGAAAAGCGTATCCTTGAAATCAATCACGATGATCCAAATTCAGCAGACTTCAAAAGAAAGTCACTGGAGATTGATCTAAGATATAATAAGATTACAGAACCTTTTTATCATCGTTCACTTGCCGATCTAATTAGCGATCCAAAACAGAAGGCACTAGCTACTGCGGAGTTAGATTACCGCGAAGGTATAATTACAGACTTGGAGTACCAAAAGCAGACTGCCACCCTAAACAACGAACCCTGGGTCACTGTAATTAATATGGACTTTGGTAAGAAGACTGCCCTGGAAGGTAGCTTTGAACTCGACTGGAACGAGCAGTTTGTTGACAAACTAAAAGCAGAAGGCTATACTGGCCCTACACCAGACAACATTGTAAATCAGTGGTTTATGGAAGTATGTCGAAATGTTGCTATGGAAGAGTTTGACGGTACTGGAGACTTTACCGCTGACTCGGAAGCCAATTTGGAAGCCGTGAAACGCTGGCAAGGCGGAACGGAATCCTTTCCTAAAGGTCGAAAAGGTTATAAGTGAATCCATCCTACTACGCAATGAAACGCAGGCTCGGCGGTGAAAAATGGACTGTCCGAGACAAACTTGTTGGAACCCATTCGTGCCATCAGTGTCCGGGGCATATAGCCCACGGATTAGTTATCGGCGAACGCCGTGCTGAAATCCTTTTCGACCACTATCAAAAGAGACCACGCATTGCCTATCGTGTCTACTGGAGAATGCATCCGGAAGAATTGCGTCTTGTACAAGAAATCTACAAGAAAAAGAAATCCTCTAAATAGTCAACGCCCCTGTTGACTATCCAACTACCCACTGTTATAATAAACTAATGCACACCTATATCCATACTGACGGCCATAACCTATTCCACCGCCAAATCCGCATGACTAATCCGGCGCTGGGGCTGGATAGCATGATAGGCATGGCTCTTCATCTCATCCTAAACAGCATGAAGAAGGAATATGTCAAGTGGGGCGGAACCCATGTCGTCTTCTATCTCGAAGGTCGTAGCTGGCGCAAGGATGTATATCCCGGATATAAGGCAAACAGAAAAGTAGCCTTTGCGCAACAGACTCCAAAAGAACAAGAAGACCACCACATCCTTGTGGAGGCCTTTGACGATTTCGTGCAGTACCTTGATGAAAAGACAAACATCACAGTGCTTCAGAATCCAAAGGCCGAGGCAGATGACATGATTGCTATCTTCATCGATGCACATCCCGATGATAAGCATATTCTGATTAGCTCCGATTCGGACTTCTTTCAACTACTCCGCTATCCCAATGTAACAATATACGATCCTGTCAAAGATATCCTTATCAAGCAGGATGGAATCTATGATGATGACGGTAATAAGCTTGAATTTACTGTTACATCTGGTGCCAAAATCAAAGCAGGGAAAAAGAATCCTGATTTTGTTTGCGATCCGGATTGGTTTAACTATGCACTGTTCCTAAAATGCATTCGTGGCGACGACACTGATAACATCTTCAGTGCATATCCGGGTGTACGCGAGAAGGGCACAAAAACCACTGTTGGTATTCGTGAAGCATATTCCGATCGCGAGGGCAAAGGGTTCTCGTGGAACAACTTCATGTTGCAAAAGTGGGTTGACGAAAATAAGGTTGAGCAGCGAGTAAAAGAAAAATACGAATTCAATAGATCACTTATCGACCTTGGCCAAATTCCCGATGATGTAAAAATCGGATGTCTTGAAATCATTGCATCACAGACTGGCAGAAAGAGTGTGCCTGCAATGGATATAGGAACAGGGTTTATGAAGTTCTGTGGTAAATGGGCACTAAAGAAGATCGGCGATAATGCCAACGCTTTTATGCCAATGTTGAAAGCTAAATACAGCGAGCACCAATAGTCCGTGGTTTCCGATTGTATTTTCGGTGGTGTTTACAGCCTATACCTGGGTTTTTGTTGAAGTTGTCATTCCTAATGGCGAAGCACAAAAACAGAGGGAAATAGATTGCAAGAATAAAAACGGAATTTTGCTGGAACACAAAGACGCAGGACCACTCTGCATTAAACGAGAAATGATAATAACATAATATGTCTATAAAACTAAAACCCATTACAGAAACAAGCTGGCTCGTTATTGGTGACACCGACGATACAAGAATTGGTCTGTTAACAGAAATTCGTAATCAGTATGTCCTAATGGTTAAGGGCGAAAAGCAACAGTTTGTAAACAGAAAAGCAGTAAACATATATTTCAACGAAGATGTTTTCAAGAATGTAGTTGAGCCTACGGAAGAGGCTCCTGTAAAGAAAACTTACTTCATCAACGGTTTCCCTGTGGACTTTGATAGTCCAAATGAGGTGTTGCTAAAAGGTAACAAGTTGCCTCTCTTTAGCAAAAAAGCGACAAGCGATGTGTATTATAGTGCAGGATATTATTGCTTGCATTTCCCTAAGAATTGGATGCCTGCATATTGTCCAAAGCTATCCACCCTTGAGACATACGAATATGCAGGTCCCTATAAGACAGAATTAGAAATGCGTAGTTCGCTAACTAAGCTACGCAAGGAAAAGAATGCAGGCAAGTAATGAGCGGTTGCGATATTTATTTTGTAGGATATGACAATGCACGAACTGATCGTGTGTGGGGATATCTATTAGAAGATCTTAATGATCAAACTGCACCCTGGAACAGAAAATACCATACATTCTGGGGTAGCAGAAAAGGAAAGATTTATTTCCAAGGTGCAAAAAATTTCAACTCTGTAAAAGGCAACTACAGAGAGAAAATGAAAAAATATACAAGGGATGACACACTAAAAGATAAAGTGTTGGCAGACTTCGGTCAATTACTTCTAGTGCGTAAGCTAAAATATGGCTATTAATCATGGAAGACCTTATTACCGTTCACTGGTGTGGATTCAAACGCGATAGCGGCCGGGGGCAGGTGTGGGGTTATTTTACTCCCAAGAATGTGGAACTTAGAATTCTAAATCGTTGGGAAGATCGTCCTCCTGTCGAATGCTGCGTATTTCGCGGTAAGATTGGTAAGTCATTATATCTTGAAGATGCCGATTATACCACAGTATTCCAACAAGAAGTTAGCACCAGGATGAAAAACTATAAAACCATCGATCCTGCCAAGATCCTTCCTAACTGGACTGCATTCAAGGAAGAGATGCGTCTGTATATGCTGTTCAGGAAACTAAGCGTAAATGAGTGAAATAACTAAACTAAGAGCACGCCTGAAGAATGTACAGAAGAATGTAACAGAATACAGGATGACTGTTGCAGAAGCCAAAGAACTATTGCGAGAGATAGATATATTACAAAAAGAAAAACCACCTCAAGTGGTTGTCAGTGAAACTGCCGTTAGAACAACTCAAATATTAGACGGCGGCGTTTTCTAAGGGACCTTCGGGTCCCTTTTTTAATGCTTCGATAAATAGGTGTTTTTGATAAATATATACACATTTATTGGAGAACAGAAAATATGGCAAGACCTAAGCCTACCATAATTTTAGAAAATGTTAATTCGAAAACTTATAAGGCCGAACAAGTTCTTGATGCAGAAGCGATTTACGCGGTGTTCTATAAAGAGAAACCTATCAATCTACGCACCCTGAGTCACTTGGTTTCGTATCCAGGACCTAAGTATAAGAAGGTGAGCTTTTCTAATTCGGGGCATGCGTTCAATCTAGCTGAAAGATTGAATAAGATGTTCAAAACAACAGATTTTTCAGTATTCAAATTAACTACAGGCGTGCCCTGTACTGAAGACGATTAAGGCAATGTATCCACAAAATACTGTGGATACATCTGACCAAACTTCCTCATAATAACACCAGCAATAGCATTAGCCTGATTTTCAGTTTCACTTCCATCAGACCCGTCTAACTCCATCCCGGAGATTCTTTGCTTCCAGTGTACCAACTCGTGAGCAAGGGTTCTCATAACATCCATAGGATGTCTTCCCTTAGTTACAACATGAACTGTATTGTTGCTAAACTCTCCAAAAGAAGTGCCAGCACCTACAGTATCATCATCAACAAGATTTATTTCTGGCATCTCTGAAAGATCCAGTTCATGCTTGCACAACTGTAACAGGTGTGTTATCATATGTTCTTGTACTGCTTCACGAATTCTCATAACACTATTTATCACACAATGTCACAATCATTTATAGAGAAGATTTCCTTTTGGGGTGCAATCATTGCCTCTATATTATTGGCATTGCATATACCGGTAAGTGGTTGGGCATACATTTTGTTTCTATTCTCAAACTTTGCATCCTTGTATCTGCTAAGAAATACTAATGCACCGAAGGTTATTTCTCACCAGATTATCTTTTTTATTGCTATAAATCTGCTAGGCATCACCCAATGGTTGTTATAAATATTGCTATGTCTCCACTAAAGAAAGCAATCTTCACCGAAGTAAGGGAACACCACGAAAAGGCTGCTTCATTTGACGATGAACAGCTAAATAAGCTCATGTTCCATCATCCGGACGGTTTGAGACTTTCCTATTCTGGATTTGTAATACTCAAGAATATATTCACTGTTTATAGTTTTGCTATTCCGGAAACAATAAAATCTAGACACCAATATGGTATGTCCAAAATGGAATACCCATACTTCTTTACAAAGAGAAGGTTGATTCTATTTTCCGAAATGGATTCGATGGTGATAAAACTGCATGGTGGTATAGAAGGATTCTTAGAGACTTGTAGTCAGCTTGACTAAGTAAGGAATCCTCTATATAATAGAGGTATGAATCCGAACTCTGAAGACGCACTATTTGAAACTCTTTCTCTGAACCGCGATATCATCGAAGGTTCAGGTCCTGCCTATGGAGGATATGGTGGTGCGCATTTACGCTGGAGTTGGGGCTATGGTATGCCTACCAAACTAGAAGTTTGGACAAACGAAAAAGGGCAGAAACATCGTATCTACGGCCCTGCTGTTAGATGCCTTCGCAAGTATAAACTAGAAGAATGGTGGAAGGAAGATAAACTCCACCGCATTGGTGGTCCTGCACGCATTCATAAGGACAATATGTTCTGGTATAAAGAAGGCGTGCTTCACAATCTCGACGGTCCTGCTGTTGTCGAAAGAGCTGGTCCCAAACAATATTGGATTGACGGCGCTAAACTGTCACCCAAAGAATACAAAAAAGAAATTGCGCGTCGTAAGCGCAAAGGTTTGATAAAGTGAAAATAAGATTATGGTCAGATCTACATTTGGAATTTTCCAATCACAAATGGGATCACATCTGGACACCTGCGCCGGAGGATAAGGAAACAACACTTATCCTTGCCGGAGATATCGATGTGGGTACCTGTGCTCAAGAATGGATGAATGTTCTATCAGATTCATTTAGGACCGTAATAAGAATCTGTGGTAATCACGAGTTTTACGACAATGATTACGACAAGGTAATACGCGATTGGCGCGACTTTGAACAGTCGGGTCCGAGTAACTTCCATTTTTTACACAATGATTGGCGAATTATAGACGGTGTCAGGTTCCTTGGCGGAACTATGTGGACAAGCTTCGATGACGGGGATCCTATTGCTATGGGATACGCACATCGAGTAATGAATGACTACAGAAACACAAAACAGAATGGAAAGCTTATTACTCCCGATTTCATTCTGTCGCAACATGAGTTGTTTATAGATTTTCTATTAAGGAAGTTTGATGAACCGTTTGAGGGTGACACTGTTGTAGTTACTCATCACAGTCCCGGTAATGCCCTAAAGAGAAAAGGGCATCGCGGAGATAGGAGCGATACAGCATACTTTGCAGACCTGGAACATATGATTGGACACCATAATAAGGCCAAGTTGTGGGTTCACGGCCATACGCACAGGAATTGGGATTACATGATTAATGAAACTCGTGTAGTTTGCAACCCTTACGGTTACCATGGCAAAAGCACAAATGGTGGATTTGATAAAGACCTAATCATTGATCTTTGATTATGTACCACAAGCACGAAATACCGTTTCCGGAATATCTGTATACCTCATTGACCGGTAACCGGTATTGCCCTGTGTTTGATACAGAAGTAGGGCGATGGTTTCTTGTTAACCCTAACAATGTAATGTCAATTGAGAAGATTGCAGCATTATGCAATATTCCCGACGAAGATGTGACTCTTCTAAAACTTCGTTACGGCAGCTAGACCTAACCCTAAGAACTAACATACAATAAGGTATGAATACACAAATCTGGGAAAATACCCGCTGCATTCCCAGCAGCGACTCCAATGTGCGCAAGTATGTCTTCACCAACGAAGGCGCCAAAGGTGCTGTTGCGGAAGCGGTGCTGTACAAATATCCGACCTACGAGGATCGCACTGTTGTATGTTGCAGCACGCAATCCGGCTGTCCGATTGGATGCCGTTTCTGCGGTACTGGTGAGTTCTTCATCCGCAGCCTGACTGCCGATGAAATCGTTGCGCAGGTGCAGCATCTATTCGCAGATCAAAATATCGATCACACAAAGGTTGATCGAATGCAAATTATGTTCATGTCGATGGGCGAACCCATGTTGAACAAGCAAGGGCTGGAAGGTGCATTGCGTCGTTTGCATGTTATGTACCCTCGTGCAGCGTTGCTGATCAGCACTTCTGCACCGGATGTGGATTACAACTGGTTGGCTGACCTGTCAGTGGAGATTCCTACCATTGGCCTGCAATTCTCTGTACACGAATCGACTGACGAAGCACGCAATAAGCTGATTCCGTTTGCGAATAAGCTGTCTTTGTCTGAGATTTCAATTGAGGGTGCATACTGGTTTTCACAGACCGGCCGTCAGCCATTCTTTAACTATTGCGCACACGAAGGCAATACTTCGCAGGAGGATGCAGATCGCTTGATGCAACTCTTCAATCCGCAAATCTGGCAAGCAACCGTGTCTGTTATTTGTGAGCAGGACGAATCCGTTGCTGCTGCAAATCAGCGCCAACGCCAATTGGCTACCGACTTTATGGATAAGCTCCTGAGCCGTGGCTTTTCCGTTCGCTGCTTTGATCCTGCCGGTCAGGATGATATCGGGGGCGGATGTGGCCAACTTTGGTTTGTGCAAGATTTCGCCAACACTCACCCGGAACTTACTCGTAAGTCGTGTGGTGCTGGCAAAGAGAAAGTACACGCGCCGCGTGTTACTGATGAATGGATGACAATCGGGTTTCACAAGGGAGATTTCTAATGATTACACTAAAAGACTTTATGGAAGCTATCCAGTACAAGGTTACGGATGGCAGCAAGTATGAATGGCATTGCTATGGTCCCGATGCGTATTCAATGGATTACTGGAACGGCCTGCATGACGACGGTGGCGTGAGTGTTACCTGCGTGTTCGATACCGGTGATCAGACCGTCTACGAAATGCAGGCATGGGACTATGGTACCAAACGCTACTACCGTTGGATCAATCCCGATTACATCGACGAAGTCGCTGCCGAATCTGAGGAACGCGGCGTTAGCTTTGAAAATGCTATCGACGATATCAACTTCATTGATCTGGATGTTGCCGACGATATCCTGGAAAAGGCTTCAGCAATGGTTGCAGGCGAAGAGTACGATACTCGTGTGCAGATTAGCATTGTTATCGACGATGATCTGCTTTTCTCTGCAATGAAATTTGCGCACGAAGCAGATATCACCCTGAACGAATACATCGAGGAAATCCTTAGGTTGGAGATTGCTCGCGTAGCTGCAATGGGTGCGTAATGGCTTGGCCGGATATGCTGGGCCGGCATATCGAACCCGGCCAATATGTAGTCTACTACAGCAACATCTATCAGGTGGTAGATTTGCTTGGTGCAGGGGACGGTTGTGATTTTCGAACATGTGCAAGAGCACGCATCGGGTCCGGCCTAGTAAGGATCAAGTTGGTCGATGCTTCAAAAACTACTAAATCCGTTAAGAAAAATAGTCACGAGATGTGTATAATAGACACAGACGATGTACTCGTCTGGAAATTAAAACGAGGATACTAAAGTGGAAATCGATAATGTAAAAATGTGGGTGGGTTCTATGGAAGTAGAACAAGCTGCCCTGGTTCAAATCATGAACATCTCGCAACTGCCTATCCTTGCGGGTCATATGGCTATCATGCCTGATGTCCACATGGGTAAGGGTGCCACTGTTGGTTCCGTTATTCCTACCCGTTCTGCTATCATTCCTGCTGCTGTTGGTGTTGACATCGGCTGCGGTATGGTTGCTGCAATGACTAATCTGAGGGCCGAAGACCTTCCAGATTCGCTGTTCTCTTTGAGAAACCAAATTGAACGCGACGTCCCTGTGGGCTTCAACGAGCACGCAAAGGGCATTCCTTCTGTTTCCGGCCCGTATGCTGATGTTCTACGAAAGAATCTCAACAAGACTATGGATGCTTTCGAGCACCTAGCCCTGAAGGCGAAGCTTGGCCGCGCTGACGAGAAGAAGATCGGTCGTCAGGTAGGTACGCTGGGTGGTGGTAACCACTTCATTGAAATCTGTCTTGATGTAAATGGTGCAGTGTGGGTAATGCTACACTCAGGTTCACGCGGCATCGGCAATCAAATCGGTACCGTTGCTGTGGAACTTGCTAAGGAGCAGGCTGCAAAGCGCGGATACGGCTTGCCAGATGAAGATTTGGCTTGGCTGGAAGAAGGTACTCCGGAATTCGATGCGTATATTGAAGCAATGCATTGGGCGCAAGACTATGCACGTTTCAATCGTGATACCATGATGAATTTGGTACTTGCCGGCCTGCGTCACCGTATTCCGAAGATGCAGGTGGTTGGTGAGGTAATCAACTGCCACCACAACTTTACTTCTTGGGAAGAGCACAACGGATCCGGAATGTGGGTTACCCGCAAGGGTGCTGTATCCGCCAACGAAGGTCAGCTTGGCATTATTCCGGGATCGATGGGCGCGAAATCTTTTATTGTGAGGGGGAAGGGCAACCATGACGCCTACTGTTCGTGTTCGCACGGCGCAGGACGTAAGATGAGCCGGAACCAGGCGAAAAAGCTCTTTACTTCTCTTGACTTGGCTGAGCAGACTGCTGGTATCGAATGTCGCAAGGATGACGCGGTGATTGACGAAATCCCGGGTGCATATAAGGACATTGATGAAGTTATGGCTGCACAGGCTGATCTTGTGGATGTTGTTACCACCCTGAAGCAGATTCTCTGTGTAAAGGGTTGACATGAGAACAGAAAGAGACATCAACGAACGCTACGATGGTATTGAACAAGGTATCATGCTATATGCACACTGGAAGGATGGAGTGCAATATGTTGGTACCTGCGGCAAAACACTTGAACAGGCATTAGCAGATATCGACAAAGAACGAGAGAAAGAACTCGCCGATATAAGGTACTATAATGGATAACAATAACACACTAAAATTCGTCTGGGCTCATATGATTGAGCGTGGCAAGCTCACTACTGGCGAATGGAGCTATTATGGCGGCGACTGGGAATCTTCTCCTTCGACTTGGAAATGGGAAGAAGTCGATGCTGCCAACAAAGCATTCAAGGAAAAAGTAAAGTCGGTCGGGGTGGATTGGGACAAGACCAAAGAGCCAGAATCATCTATGGAGTCTGCCTTTACTGATACCTTCCATGACTCAGATACAGTTGAGACCTTACTTGGTACAATTGTACTAAAGGATGGTTCGGAATATTTGGTAGGTGTCGGAAACTCCGATATCAATTTTGGCGAATACATCAAACTCATTCGCAGGCAACTGGAAGACCAACAACGCATGAAAGACATCTTCGGAGACTGATATGGAAAAACTAACTTTTGATGAATTGTACGCATTACTTGAGGATATGCCCGAGCAGGTATTCCTTGATATGGTAGCATCCGATGAATCAAGGCAAGCCTGGTTGTCACAATACGGCTGGACTATCAATGAATACGAGGCCGCCGTTGTTGAGATGTTCGATTTCGACGGCCCAGAAGAATAAGCCAGTTGCACTCTGCAGAGCAGGGTGTATAATTATGACTGCTGCATAAGCACAAGGAGAGAACGCATGTTTTTTATTGATCTATTGGCATTCCTGGTTGCGATTGGCGTGATTGTTTTCTTTGTCACGCAGGTCGCACTTCCTTTCTACCAAGGGACTCCGTTTTTCCCGTGGTTGCGTGGTACCCCTGCGCATCAGAAGGTAGTTCACATCCAGGAAGAACTTGCCGAAACTGAAGAGGAGATCCAAGCAAAGGCTCTCCAAGATGAACTCAACCGCCGGAAGGCACAACTGAAGGAACCCGAATGAACGCTACCCGAATGATTGCACTGATTGTCGGTGCAGTCCTCACCCTTGCTGTGGTGATTTGTCTCCCGATGATGTTTGAAGATCTGGATTCGAGCCAGATCATGGTCATCCAACACCCGATTTCGGGTCAACTGGATGTGATTACCGAGCCGGGCATTGCATGGCAGGGCTTTGGTTCCGTTACGAAGTATCCGCGACGTAACGAATTCAAGTTCAGCCTGGGTTGCGCTGCCGGCACTGTTGCTGCTAAGGACGTCCAGGTCGGCGACCATACCAGTGCAGGTCTTGGCATTCGTTTCTATGACGGTGGTAACGCAACTCTGTGCGGTTCCATCTCCTGGATGATGCCACTGGATCCGAAGAGTGTTGTGGAAATCCATCGAGACTTCCACTCAGCCGAAGCATTCGAACTGCAAGCCATTCGACGCTCAATGGAATCGTCTTCGACGTTCTCCGGTCCTACTATGACGTCGTTTGAATCGGCTGCTGGTCGAAGAAACGAGCTCCTGCAAATCCTGAACGAGCAAACCCTGCACGGTGTCTACAAGACTACGAGCAAGACTGTTCGCGCCAAGGATGTGGCTGGTGTGGAAAAGGACATGCAGATCACCGAAATCGTCAAGGACGAAAAGGGCCTGCCGATCCGAGCACAGGAAAGCTATGTGAACAAGTATCACGTCACTATGCTTCCGATGACCATCAGTTCCTTCAAGTATGAGGACCGTGTGGAAGCGCAGATCAAGGCGCAGCAGGAAGCTACCAACGCAGCGGTTGTTGCGATTGCGAATGCCAAACGTGCCGACCAGGATGCAATTACGGCAGAAGCTCAAGGTCGAGCCAACGCTGCAAAGGCTGAATGGGAACAGAAGACCCTGAACGCGAAGACGATTGCGGATGCACAATCCAAGGTCACGATTGCGGATGCAAGCGTCAAGGAAGCTGAAGCGTTCAAGAAGGCTGAAATCTTGCGCGGTGAAGGTGAAGCGACTCGCAAGAAGCTGGTGATGGAAGCTGACGGTCAGTTGGACAAGAAGCTGGAAGCCCTGGTCAAGATGAACGACCGATACGCTACTGCAATCGAGAAAGCCCAACCCGGTGCCTGGTCTCCCGCAGTGCAAATGGGTCAAGGTGGTGCTAGTGCAGGCTCGCGTGCTACCGAACTGGTGGACCTGATGACTGCCAAGACTGCCAAAGAACTTGGCATTGACATGGGCGTAGTCCGCGGAGCTACTGCCAAGAAGTAAGTGAAATACAGGCGGCAACGCCTGTTGATCAACATAGGGCTATGCACTATAATGGTGTATAGCCCTTACCTACGAAAGAGACTATGTCAAATATTCACAACTTCGCTAATCGTCAACTCTGCGAATACGCATCGATCTTTCCGACTGTTGCTTCATTGCTTGATCATCTGCTGTTTACAAACGGCAATGGTTATAGTGTACGCAACGGAATGATCGTCGACGGCAATAGAGTTCGCATCGACGAATATCCGGAAATGACCGATGCAGAATGGGATGCACTGATTGCTGCATGTCACGCCAAGGAACGCCGTTTCGCCGAAGAATATGCGCGTGATGGCAAACCGGTCGATGAAGCAGCCCTGGCAGAAGATTGCTCCATCTATCAGCGTATGTCGGTTACCGACTCTGATTTTAGCATGCCTTCGCTGGCGGCCGATTTGTTCGTAAAGATGGAAGCACGCCAAGAAGAGCGCGGCATGTTTGCCGGCGAATACTATCTTCGCCCGTATCCCTTGTCGAAGGGCTATGCAGATGTGTTCCGTTTGAATGAGAAGACGCCAAAATGGTTTCTGCAGATTGCATTCAACTTCTGCGCTGTTTGGACGGAATTCCTGACAAACGAAATCAATACCGGGCATGTGTGGCTGCCGCCTTCGCAACGTCCTAAGGTTGAACCTACACCGGAACAGGCTGCCAGAGCCGATGGTATCAAGGCACTGCTTGACATGCTCAAGTCGGGCGACGACTACGACGGCTGGCTGGATAAGCCGGAGCCTACGTCAGATTATGCAGATCTAACCTGGACCACAACGCACAGGGACCTGCTTGCTGCAGAGACGGTTCGCCTGAAGGCTTTGCTGGAAAAGTAAATGGGCAAGCTTCGTGTATTATCTGTTGCCGAAGCTAAGTGGGATTCGGATGCCCTTGTCTGCGAGCAGGAATCTGGCTACGGCATCAATAAAGGGACATTGAGGATAAGGATCGGTACAGATGCCAGTCTGGTTGTTACTCAGTTCAATCACGGAATGCAACAGTGTGGAGTAGTGGTGCTAAAAGACCTTGACATAGATGGTCTGCTACAATACTTGCAAGATGTCAAGCAACTGATTTCAGAAGAACAACTGGCTTTGAAGCTAATGGGGAAAAAATGAGCAATATTGATATGATGAGCGGATTTATGGTTTACTGGATGGATATGTCCGGTGGCGAATTTTTCCCGTTCCATTCACACTTTACGATGGACGAAATGACCGAAGCACTGGCCTTCATGGAAGACCTGCGCAGGAAGCCAGAAAATGCCTTTGTGGGTATGGTTTCACAAAATCCGGATCATGTTGGCAAGCCCGGCGCTAGCACCATACTGCCGGAAGACTATACGCCTGCAATCGTTGTAGTTCCAGCAATCGTGGAGAAAGTGTAATGGACTTTTGGCTTATCCTGCTTGTATTGTGCTTTGCAGTAAACCTATACGGCCTTATCATGGGCGGTGGTTTCCTAAGCCTGATCTTTGTTGGTCTCAGTGGTTACTTCTTGTACGAAAGATTCAAATGAAAATCAAAACACAAATCGGTAATCTGATGCATGTCACAGCCGGCCATATTGTGCATGGCTGTAATGCACAAGGCGTGATGGGTTCGGGTGTTGCACTTGGTGTGAAACAAACCTGGCCCAATGTTTACCACGACTACAAATCTATCTACGACAGCGAAGGCCTGCGCCTTGGTGTTGCATATCAGGTGGTAGTCAGCGACGAAATTGTCGTGTGGAATGCTATTACGCAGAATCTGTACGGAACTGGTAAACGCCTTACCAGTTATGATGCCGTCCAGACCTGCTTTGAGCAGATCAACTGGCACATCAAGGAAGGTGGTATCAACAACAAGAAGTTCACACAACCTGCTGAACTGCACATTCCGCTAATTGGTGCTGCACGCGGCGGCGGCAATTGGGAAATCATCCGTGAAATCATCGAGCAGACCGTAGAGTATCCTGTTACTCTGTGGCTTCCCGATTCAACTGTTACAACGAGGTAAGACCATGCTGAAAGTACATCAAGCCCCTTCTAAGGAACACCTCGATGTGTTCATCAACGCCTTCATGAACGGCGCAAACCGTAAAGGTGATTGGGCAGTAGCACAACCCGATTGCGGCGCCGTGGTTTTTCCTGCACAATTTGTAGTTGTTGCAGATAATAGGATTAGCCTGGCAACAATTCAATTCCTCAATTGAAGAAAGACATACATGAGCTATTATCTGAAAGACGGCGAGCTGCTTTGGCCTACCAAAGAAGGCATGTACGATGTGCGCGATAAGCTGCCCGTCGGTACCTACACCGTTTGTGCCCACCCGATGAAGGGCTGGTACCTGAAGCCGATCTCCGACTTCGACATCAGCGGCAAGATCTACGGTAAGGCCACCCGCCACGCCGAGCGTATCCTGAACACGTTTGCCGATCGTCCCTTTACCACCGGCGTGCTGTTGAACGGTGAAAAGGGTAGCGGCAAGACCATGCTGGCGAAGCGTGTTTCACAGCTGGCTGGCCAACGCGGTATTTCCACCCTGGTGATCAACACTGCGTACTGCGGCGATTCCTTCAATACCTTCATCCAAGAAATCGACGAACCGTGCGTTATCGTGTTCGACGAATTCGAGAAGGTGTACGACGACAAGGAACAAGAAGCCATCCTGACGCTGCTCGACGGTGTGTTCCCGACCAAGAAGCTGTTCCTGCTGACTGTGAATGACAAGTACAAGGTCAATTCGCACATGCGGAATCGCCCGGGTCGCATCTTCTACATGATCGAGTTCAAGGGCCTGGACGCAGATTTCATTCGCGAATACTGCGAAGACAACCTGAACAACAAGGGTTACATCGACCAGGTGTGCCGTCTGACGCTGCTCTTCGTCAGCTTCAACTTCGACATGCTGAAGGCGCTTGTCGAGGAAATGAACCGCTACGAGGAAAGCCCGAACCAGGCCATGGAAATGCTGAACGCGAAGCCATACGATGCCGGCAGCGTGCGCCACAATGTGGAAGTGTTCATGGAAGGCAAGAAGTTGGAAGCTGAGCGTGTTCACCCGTGTGCCATCCGTGGCAACCCGATTGCGCACGAAGAGCTCAACTTCTGGGTTCGTCCGACTGTTGCCGAAGGGCAAGACCCGGATGATGTTGACCAGGTCGAACTCGAAGTGACGCAGGACATGCTGAAGAAGATTGATGCTGATTCCGGCAAGTTCACGTATGTGATCAACGAAGGCCAGCCGAACATGGCGGTGCTGGTGATCACTCGTGAAAGCTACAGCAACAAGACGCCTTACAGCTGGCTGGACGCATTCTGAGCTGAATATGCCTGAGCCGATTGAGCAGAAATATTCATCGGCGTATTATGCCTACAAGTCCCCTGATTATCACTATGTGATTTTTCAGGGGATACGATCAAGGCATAGTTCGCAGGATGAAGCACTTCAACTGTGCGAGCAGTTGAATGAGCGATATGGACTTCCGCATGTGAATGTCTATAAAAGCTCGATGTTTGGAGATATCAAGCTCAGGCAGAAAAAAAATCAACGAAGAGAGAAAGAAAAATGTTTCGTAAACTACTTGTTATCTGCACCCTAGCTATTGCCTCGTTGGGTGTGAATGCTGCAACAATCGACACCAGCGGTCTATCCGAAGCACAGGTTGCCGAGCTGAAAGCGCATGCTGCACAAATTGTTGCCAATGCTGCAAAGGCTGCTGCTGAGCCTGCTAAACCGGCAGAAGTTACTGCAATGGTTTCGTTGGCTTCTACATGGGGTCAGCAGGCTGCTGCCGCTGCTGAAGGTTTTGCCAAGGCGATGGGCATTGCGGCAAAGGAACTGAATGTCACTATCAACGACTTCCTGAAAAGCGATGCCGGTAAGCTTACTGCAATGCTGATCATCTGGAAGGTGGCTGGTGCTGCATTTGTGAAGGCTCTGTACGGCATTTTGTTCGTTACTGTTGGCCTAACTATGGTGCGAGTTATCTACACTCGTCTGTTCACCAAGGGCTACGAGAAGGTTGAGTACAGCCGATTTGGTGGATTCTTCAAGGGTACCCGGATGGTTCGTATCCCTAAGAGCTTCCACGATCTGGAGAACGACGGCGAATGGCTTGCATTCTGGGTGATGATCATCCTGACTGTAGCTGTGATGATCTTCGGTGGAATGTTTTTCTAACACCGCTTGACATAGCCCTACGCGGGCATACAATAGGGGTAACAAGGGATTGTTACCCCTATACCTATAGAATAATATGAGATGCTACGATTGTAAAATGTGGGGAGACGGTAGTGGTACCGGCATTCCCTATGATGCAGGCCATGTGAATTATTGCAAACATCCGCAAATTGACGGAGATCAGCATCCTTCCTATGGTGCTTGCGGTGAACCCACTTCCATGGTGATTGTGGAAAATCACTACCCACAACATCTAATGACACGCGGTAAGTTTGGCTGTGTCTTATTCGAACAACGAAAAGTAAAATGAAAGTCCAAGTCCGCAAGTGCCGCTTCACAGGTAAAATCTTCGAGGAGAAAGACCTCAAGAAGTATGCCCTTCACCTGAAGAAGCTGCGGATCGAGATGAAAGAAAAGCGCGAGGAAGATCGCGTAAAGAAAGATTGGATAAAGTGGCTCAAGGCTGAACGCAAGCGCATCAAAACAATAGATGAAATTGTTCCCTGGTTCCTTGCCAATCAAAAGAGAATCATGTATGCTGCGAATGCAATGGGGCATCGTTTCAGTTCGGATAAGTTTTATCCGGAAACTGATAGCTTTACCAAAATGGTCCTTGGCGTAAGATATAATCCGCTTGCATCTAACTCGCATCGGTGTCCCGATAACGGCATAACTAATTGGTGTGGTAAGAATCCTAATCCTAGTGATCCCACATCCTATAAAGGGTGGACTGGAAACATTGCAGGTACGCTAACACGCGCCAAGAAGAATAACTATTCATATCCCTACGGCGAAGCACTAAAGATTGTCGGGCTGAAAACGGGATCCGGTGGCGGCGGTAACGAAAATTGGAACTATGGTGTAACTATCTTCCTTGATGATTGGCCTGGTCTGAAGCATGAGATTGATTTGACGGAACAAGAGTTAGTTGTTAAGAAACTGAAGGGCATAGCATGAATGCGCGGATGAAAGAACTCTTGGCTCAATCCAGACTCTTTTGCTATAATGATGGCACAGTGAGCTTGTTGGGCGAATCCTATGCAGGACAACCCGAAATTGAAAAGTTTGCCGAGTTGATTATTCAAGAGTGTATGCAGTGTTGCACCAAAGTGGAAGAAGACAGGGAACTGTCGGACTACCAAGGCGGTTTCAGAGATGGTGCATTGCTGTGTCGTGAAGAGATTAAGTCACACTTTGGAGTCAAAGATGAGCCCAGGTAAGAAGAAAGATGTAGCATTGGCATGTTATGCCATTGTGAGTGGAATGTTTGCTATGATGCATAATCCACGATACTGCGGCCCTAACTTCAGATGGGATGAGTTCGCCGAGTCAATGGGAGAACGATGTGAGGTAGATATCTTCATCTATGTTTATCCCTGCACCGAAGAAATGAAGAAGTACGCAAAGCAATGCGGTTCGGAAATTGCAGAGCGCCTTGTTGCACGCATGAAGGAATAACATGAGCATCGAAAGTCAATTCGGATTCATCGGTTGGTGTAATGATCCCAAAGAGAATCACGATAAGATTTGGGGCTATTTCTACAGACCTACGCCCGAAGGGCAATGGCACAAAAACTGCTGCATCTTCTGGGCACGACGTGGCAAAGCCATGCAATTTAAGGCGGATATTGCTAGTTACGAGCTTACGGAAAAGCTCGTAAGAAGTAAGCTCAAGAAGGGCTATGTCAAAATCAGCCAGGCCCGTTTGTTTGAGATTTGGCCCACCTTCGTTGAAGAGGCCGAAGCCAAACTGATGTGGGAAGTTCTTGCAGGAACAATCAAATGACCAAGATGCAAGTACAAGCTATGCCTTGGAAAATGACTCCTGCGGATTTCCACAAGAAGCTCAGGAATTTTGGGCTAAATAATACTAACCATATGGAAAGACTTAAGATATTTCCATCGGTTCGTATCTCAAAAGATCACAGAGATGCTGCATACACATGGTGTCAGCAGAATCTCCGTCACAAATGGATTTGGTCCGACCCCACTCAGACCGACTACACTGACATCTACTTTAAGCAGGAAGCAGATGCAATTGTTTTCAAACTCACATTTGATACCATTTGACGCAGCCTGCTAGTCGCTACATAATACATATACACAAACTTTAACCCCAACTGGAGAAAATACAAAATGGCAAGTCTTGACACCCACCGCGTTGAACGCCCCCGTGATGTCCGTACCCTTCTGATGCGCTGCTTCAAGGTCGGTCGTCCTGCAATGATCTGGGGCCCGCCCGGTATTGGCAAGTCGGAACTGATCGCCGAAATCGGCGCAGAAACCGGCCGCCCCGTGATCGACATGCGTCTGCTCCTGCTCGAGCCGACTGACATCAAGGGCATTCCGTATTACGACCCCGACACCCGGACGATGAAGTGGGCACAGCCTGCCGATCTGCCGACCGAAGGTGCGATGGCCAACGCTATCCTGTTCCTGGACGAAATCAACGCTGCCCCTCCGAGCGTTCAGGCTGCGGCTTACCAGCTGATCCTGAATCGTCGCGTTGGCGAGTACCACCTGCCGAAGGGTGTGTCGATGGTTTGCGCAGGCAACCGCGATAGCGACAAGGGTGTTACCTACCGTATGCCCAGCCCGCTGGCAAACCGTCTGGTTCACATCGAGATGGCGTCGAACTTCGAAGACTGGCAGAAGTGGGCGATCGGCGCCCGCGTGCATGCTGATGTGGTTGGCTTCTTGTCGCACCACAAGCAGAAGTTGTTCAACTTCGACCCGAAGAGCCCGGACAAGGCGTTTGCTACTCCGCGTTCGTGGGTGTTCGTTGGTCAGCTGATCACGGACGATCTGCCCGAGTCG